TAATAGCAGGCTATACGGGGGATTATACCAGCCTATTTCCAGCGCTACTACGCCTTCTTCCTTTTTCTTTTTTTCTCTTTTTTTATCTTTTTAATATATATACTTCGCATATATTTATTACTTTATGCATTTTCATGGTGGAGCCGATAGTAAACTGACTTTACCTCAAATTGATTTCATTAATAAGTTTCTTTCCAATAAACCACAGTCTTTTCGTAACGCTAAGACTCTTTTTAATGCTCTCCAAAAACCTCCTTTTTATAGAAATTTCAATGACCTAAAACTTTCTTTCCCTGACATAAAACTTTATCTAGAATTAACGTCTAACCGCAAAATGCCTGAGTATAAGCATAAACTAGACCCAGTTCTATATCCTCACCCAACCAAACCAATTACACCTAAAGTTGTAGCACCACCACCACCACCACCACCACCACCACCACCACCGCCCACACGTGCACCGCCACCACCACCAAAACCAGGTCGTATGAAACAGTTTGCTAACTTCTTAAAAAAAACGTTCAAAAAAAAATCACCCCCTCCTGTACCTGCCCTTTTAGTCCCTCCACCAGCAACAGCTGCAGTTCGAGCTGCCCCTCCTCCTCTCGGTTACGTAGCACCACGTGCATCTTCTGCTTCTTCACATTCATCTCCTTCATTTAGACGTCATAAAGATAGGAAAACAAGAAAATATAGGAGAGGTTTTGCTACATTAAGTAGTGATAGTGGAGAAAGACTAATAAAAAGTAGGTCAGCGTCTTCATCACCTAGAACATCTACATCAACATTTACGAAAACGTCATCATCATCATCATCATCATCATCATCATCATCAAAATCTGGAAGTCCTAAAGTAGGCACTCGTGGGGTAGATGCTCGAGAAGTTGCTAGAAAATTAGGACATAAAAGTAGCGAAAGTCCATTATCGAGCGCAGAAAGGAAAGCAAGAGATAGTGAACGACTTAGAACAGGAGCACCTGCATACTATGCTGTTGCAAAAGGCGCAAAATTTGTAAAAGAAGGAACTAAAAAAATAGCACTAAAAGGATTAGCCCTTGGGTTTAAAGGAGTATCAGCTTTAACTCGTAAAACTGGGCAAGCCGCAACATATGTTGGAAGAAAAGGACCAGAGGTTTATAGAACAACCAAGAGAAAAATTGGAGAAAAATATAGAGAAGGTAAAGTACAATTTAATACATGGAAAGAAAAAAGAGCAGAAGCAAAACGTTTAGAAGCATTAAGAAAAGCCGCTGAACCATCGTCCCGTTCTTCTCGTCCGGGAATGTTTAGCAGAATTGGAGCAAAATTTAGAGGTTCCAAAGTTGTCCCTGCAATAGTAGCAGCACCAGCGGCGGCGGCAGCGGCAGCTCGTCCAGGAATGGGTAGTAGAGGTGTTGGTATAAGAGTACCAGGATTAGCACGACGTCGTATTAGTTCATCATCATCGAGTGCGTCATCTGCATCAAGACATACATTACCGTCACGTTCGTCATCGGCATCATCATCGAGATCATCATCTGCTTCTTCTCACTCTGGTTCACCACCATCCCCACGACCGCGACCATCTGCAAGAACAGGAATAGCAGCTTTAGCGCATGCACACGGAGTAGTATCACATGCACCCGTTCGCACAGGAAGATTCAGCGGATTTAAAGCAAAAGTTAAAGGTGCATTTACGAGGAACCCAGCTAAGGCTGCTGGTATAAGAGGACCGGGATTATTAAAACGTAGTAATTCGGCAGCATCATCGCGACATTCTTCTTCGAGTAGTATAAAAGCCGTAGCACCAGCATCTCCCAAAAAAGGTATCGGAGCATGGATGGGTAATTTATTTTCAAGAAAAAAACAAGTAACAAGAAAAGTTAGAAAATCTTCATCATCTAGTTCAAGAAAATCTTCGGACAGTAATTTATCATCGGGAACAGCATCAACCGCGTCAAAAGCAAAATCAGCATCATCATCACCAATGATTATTTTGGATTCTCCATCAGTATCATCAAAAGCAGCATCCGGTTCAAAAAATTTTTCTAAAAGTGGTACATCATCGAGAACTATATCATCATCATCAAAAGGAACATCTCTAAAATCATCAAACAGTTCATGGTCATCTAGTAGTAGTAGTAAGAAACCAAAATCGAAACCTAAAATTATGGTTAAAATTAAGTCTACTGGCGCAAAAGGAGGACCTCCTCCGCTTCCTGTATTTTTTCCAGGACCACCAGGATTTAAATCTAAGGGAGCGGTACCGGTAGCACCATCTCCAAAAGCAAAATCAGCATCATCATCATCAAAAGTAACATTTCCAAAATCATGGGTCTCACATTGGCCATCTGTGGGTTCAGCAGATTCTGTAACATCGTCGGCGTCTTCAAAAGGAGCTCCAAAAGGAACATCTCCAAAATCATGGGTCGCACATTGGTCATCTGTGGGTTCAGCAGATTCCGCATCATCGTCAGCATCACCAATGATAAATTTTGATTCTCCTCCCGCAGCGGCAGCAGCATCTCCAAAAGGAGCATCACCAAAAGTAACATTTCCAAAATCATGGGTCTCACATTGGCCATCTGTGGGTTCAGCAGATTCTGTAACATCGTCGGCGTCTTCAAAAGGAGCTCCAAAAGGAACATCTCCAAAATCATGGGTCGCACATTGGTCATCTGTGGGTTCAGCAGATTCTGCAGCATCAGCATCACCAAAAGTATCATCTCCAAAAGCAGCGGCAGCAAAAGGAGCATCTCCAAAAGCAGCGGCAGCAAAAGGAGCATCTCCAAAAGCAGTATCAGCAAAAGGAGCATCTCCAAAGGCAGTATCAGCAAAAGGAGCAGCATCAGCACCTATGACTGTCGTACCGTCTTCGGCATCAGCAACATCACTACCAGCATTAAGAAAGGCGTTAGCAGATGCAACACAAATGTTAGCAGTAAGAAAAGCAATAGCAGTAAGAGAAGCATTGGCGGCAAGATCGGCAAGAACAAATAAATTACCATCGGCTGCCGAAAAAAGAAAAGAAGCATTGGCGGCAAGATCGAACTTTAGAGATGTAAAAGCATTGGTAGAAAAATTATCAGCAAGGGTAGCAGCAGCCTCAGCACCAATGGTTGTTAAAGCAGCCCCTGTGATTCTTAATGTATCTTCCCGAAACAAACGGTCATCTTCGTCTGATGGTAGCCCCCAAAAAAAAACAAAAAAAATGAAATTTAGTATTAAATCATTAGAAAAAGGAGCAGCACCGGCACCAATAGTTATCGTAGAATCTCCAAAAGGTAAAAGTTCTGATTCATGGAGTAGAAATATTGGACTAGGAAATATTAGTAAAGTAGTAGTTGATAAATTGGATTGGGAGGAATCCCCAAAAGCAGCAGCAGCACCAAAAGCTGCATGGAGGAAATCACAAGCAATACTATTATCAGAAATGCCGGATGATATAGCCGAATTCAGGAAAGAACATTTAAAAGCATTTGGAGCAGCGGCAATGGGTAGACAAACATTAAGAAAAAAAACAGATTTATTAGAAGGTTTGGATTTAGCAAAACAGCCAGAAAAAAAAGGAAGTAAAACAAGAAGGCTCGAAAGATATGAAAGACTTTTACGAGAAGGTAGAATACCAGAAGCAAGGCGCTATATGAAAAGCCGTAAATTGTTAAACGAAGTTATGGCTAATTTAGTCCCTGTCGAAAATATTAAACCTGAAGTTTTAAATAAACTTGGTTCACCTTCTAAAAAAGGGTCACCTTTGGGTTTGAGAAAAAAGAGTTCAAATTCTGAACATGAACATGATTTCGCTCTTGAAGTTGTAAATATAGACGACAATTTCGGTTCACCTTCTAAAAAACGCTCATCATCTAGAAGTCGAAAAAGGGCTAGCGCAAAACCGAGTGGTTCTTCTCAAAGTAGAAAAGTCGGCACAGGTGCCTCATTTGGAAAACTGGCTGAGGCGTTAGAAAAACAAGCAAAACAAGATGCAAAACAAGGCGTAGCATTTAAACCTGTACCGTTTTCACCAAACGCAACATATGTTATTGGTCTAAGCAGCCCGGCAGATGGTAAAAAGGGAAAACATGACATTTCCGCATTACATAAAAAAGTAGTAAATCCGGCTACTTCTCCAACATTTAAACCACATGACCCAAAAAAAGGTGTACCATTTAAACCTGCCCTATTTAAAGAACAGCCAAAAACGGTTGCTCGTGTCAGCGGCGCTGTAGCTAGTAAAAAGGAGGACCCTGCCGTTGCCGCATTACATAAAAAAGTAGTAAATCCGGCTACTTCTCCAACCTTTAATCCATATGACCCAAAAAAAGGTAAATGGATGGGATAAATCCAGCATAACTACTATTTAATAAACAGTAAAATATATAACTAAAAATATGGTAAAAATTAGTTATATATTTTGTTCACATATATTATTATATAGTAATACATGTCAAATAATTTAAATCTTTCATATTCATTTACTCCAAATAATAACACTACATATGTAAATTATAACAGTTGCTACAATAATCGTAACAACAACAGCAACAGCAACACCTTTATGTCAAATATAGTAAATACAAATCCGTATTTAGTATCTTCATACGTAAACAGCCCAATATTATTATTAACCAAAACACAAAACACTGACGTTGATAAGTATAAATCTCCATACGGTATTCCATTCGAATGCATAGAATTAATACGTCGCATTTTTTCAACACAATGTAACTATACATTCCCATCAATAGTTGATGCCGAAGATATGTTTTTTTCGATAAATACACTATACAACATTACGGACAAGTCCACAACTGTTTCATTAAAAACGTATCAATATCCCTATGGTTCCGGTTATGAAAACCCTAATAAAATAATACTATCATATTTAAAACCCGGTAACCTTCTATTCTGGAAAAAGATACAAGACGATGACGATTTCAAATACGGTCATGTTGCTATAATTATTTCTGCTAACAATTTTCAGGTAACAATAGCACAACAAAACCGAAATCCGCCTATAGAAGTATATAATATAACCGAATTAGTAGGATTAATGAATAGAGATAATTCACAATTTTTAGGAATAAAGGTAATACCGCAAAATTTGTCTCTATTTTTACTACATAAGTTAAAAAACATACAAGTTAAAAACTTTGATAGTTAGCTAGTTGGTTAGTTAGTGCATAGTAAACATTTATAAATGATTGAAATAGAAAATTGAAGCAAAAAAATACACGTTATTTGAATATAGACAAAAAGCGTATCAAGCGAATTACAGTTACCAACCCGACATCAAACAATGCAAGCTTCATTCAATCTCGTATCAAATATGCGTGTGCATCCTTCCTCCTCTGGCGAATCTGAACCTAGAGTTGGAGGCGAATTTAACCGTGGTATTTTCCAGATTGTTATCCCGGCTCCCGCTCTTTCAGGTGAAGTCGGTTCAAGAAAAAGGATGCGACTCGTCATGTATGTTTCGGTTGATGCATCCGGGTCAATGCAAGAAACAGCAACCAGGCGTGGACAGGCGGCACAAACGAAGATGGACTTTGTACACATGACTCTTACAAATATGATTGAATACATTGCATCCCAAGAGGAAGAAAATCCGCACGCCGAATTCTACATCTCAATCGTGAGCTTTGATTCATTCGCTACATGCATGCTTTCCCCATCTCGCGTGACAAGAGAAAACAAAGACCAGCTCATTGAGACTGTCAAGGGTATCAGTCCACGCGGAGGAACAAATTTCCAGAAATGTTTTCAAGAGATTGCTCGTCTCATGTCGGCAGAGAGTGAGTATATCAAGCCCGACGAGACTATTCACGAGGAGTTAGTTCACAGGATGCATATTTTCCTGACGGATGGAGCGAACAATGAAGGAGAAAACCGCGCACAACAGCTCGCAACATTACTAACACCTACTCTTACAGTTCCGCAAAAGCCGGCGACACAAATCATGATTGGTTATGGTCCAGACCATGACTCGACGATGCTTCAAAATTTGTGCGCACAGTTCCCAAAATCGAAGCAATGGTTCATTGACGATGTCGAGAAAACGGGTTGTATTTTCGGCGAAATCCTCTGGTCTGCGGTCAATACGGCATACTCCAATGTCAAACTTTCAACAAATGTGGAGTTATACGATTTCACATCGATGAGCTGGAAGAATGAAATACAGATTGACGACCTTATCTACGATTCATCGCGTACGTTCTATGTTCGCGTTCCATGGGATGTCACGGCCGTTGTGTGTGACATGACATACTTCTCGACCGATTGTCCATCAAATACATCCCGAAGAACAGAGGCGCTGTTTACTTACTCACAAGACGCGGTGGTACAAGTACCATCATTTGACGAAAATGTGGAAAAAGAATTGTGGCGTCTTGACACGATTACGACTGTGAATGAAGCTCTCGTATTCCTTCAAAACATGCGACGCATACCTTACAACGTTTCGATCGAGGAGAAAGACCGACTTATAGGAGTTGTTACGGCATTCCAGGAGAAGTTTCTTGCCTATGTAACGGAAAAAAATCTGAGCGAAGACCCTTTCATCATTCAGCTTGCAGACGATTTGTTTGTATGTATTAGCGGTCTAATGGCTGCATCAATCGGCGAAAGATATGTTGCTGCGCGCCAGGCATCGCAGATTGAGCAGAGGTCTGTTACCGTGAATGACATCACACCTCTCCAGACCGAAATCTTGAGTTCTATGCCCAGTGCAACACCTAGATATGGAAACCGATATGATGATGATTATGCATGCGACTACTATGCTCCTCCGGCTGCTCCCAGACGTGCGCATTCTGGTGGAGGGTGTGTCGATAACGATACACAACTGTGTTACAGTCCGGATGATGTTGCAAGTGCCTACGCCCACGGGTCTCCAAAAACACCGACGCGCCCCGTTACCACTGATGCGGGTGGCGATGCAAAATCTGGGGAAACTGAAGAGAACAAGGAGAACGAGGAGAACAAGGAAAACGACAAAATCGTATGTGATTTCACCCCGTCATCGCGCGGAGTTGGGTCAAGGTTGCGCCATTTATCTCGCGAAGCGATTATCGGAATGCGTCATCCAAGCGGAATGTGTAGCGGTGACGAGGACGAAGGAGACTATTATTCCTGTGGAGGAGGTATGGGTGATGACACATTTTCAAGTCACGCTTCTCCAGGTTGTGCTCGTATTGGAAGGATGCTTTCGGCACCAACACCGCAAAGTTCGGCACAAAGCAGGACATCTACTTCACCATATTAACATAATACATATGAAAATAATATTGTGAATATCTAGTATAAAATAGTAAAACAGTGAAACAGTAAAACAGTAAAAAATATATATTTTTATTGTTTAGTTTATATAATTATATATACTCAAGCATATCTAACTATCTATATATTATATATTAATAGTTAAATCAATATATTATATATTAATAGTTAAATCAATATAAAATATTTTTTATAAGTATATATTATAGTACATAGTTATACAATGGAAAATACTGAGATAGTAAATACGAATGAACAGTGTGACTCACCTGTTTATGTAGAAAAATCACCCGTATCTTCGCCCGTATTTGTTTCGAAGGAAACTGACAACGAATCATCTACTCAAGTTACAGATAAATTGATACTCCCTGTTTTGGATGAGTCGCATATACATCCGATTGTGGATACAAATAGCTCGACTTCATCTACCGTACCCACCTCGCCCACCTCGCCCACCGCGCCCACCACACCTTCTGCACCCACCACCCAGTCAAACAAATCTAATACTACGCATATCCAATCTGAAACCAGTGGAACTAGAGAGATGATTACAGTAGTGGTAAAAGACTTCGCTTACTGTCAAGAAGAGTTTTTGAAACAAGTCAAGGAAAATAATTTAGAAGTTACCCCTGAAACGGTAATGCGTCTTCTACGAATCGCTATGATAATTGTAGAACAAACAAATGAGTCAGGTAGTAATAAGAAGGCATTTGTAATTAATTTGCTTAAAGAAATAGTAATGAACAATAAGGTTATGTTGACAGAACATAAACTAGAAGCTCTTAATTTGATAACTGGAAATATTGTTTCAGACTCTATTGACTTTTTAATAGATGCATCTAAGGGTAAGTTTGACATAAATAAAGTCGAAAAAATCGCTGAAGAAGTTGCAAAGTCATGTTTTACACGATGCTGGGAAATACTTGCAAAAAAGAAATGATTTGTATCTGTATATTACATATTATTATATAACGCATACGAATGGTAACCAATAGCCAAAATACCTTCTAAGAATATTAACTTGTAAAAAAGTAAGTCAGTTTGCTTGTTATTATAACCAATATATATAACTAGTGGTGCTACTAGTAATACGTGAAACCATGAAATAATCGAACGTGGATTTGAAAGTAGTTTTAACCCATGTGCAATAATAATTCCTATACCTAAAAATATAAGTGCTGTGTATAACCATGTGGGGCATGCATTTCTAGTAATTCCTAAATATAAAAATAGACCTCCGACAAACAGTATATGAAATAAATGTACTATTACCAACTTTGTAATTTTCATTATATAATAATTGTAGAAATTATTATATAACAGAATCATGGAATATAATCATGGAATATAATCATGGAATATAATCATGGAATATAATCATGAATATAATACTGAATATGAATTATAAACCTAGTGACCTATTAAAATACTTTGATACAACACTCCAGTTTACATTCTTTAAAAATATCTCATGATATTTGTTAATGTCTAACCCAAACTCACATAAATATGCGTGTTCCCACATATCCATAACAAGTAATAAGTCGACACATATTAGTTCTCCTATATTAAATTCATTAATCCATAGATTCATTAAGTTTCCATTTTTTTTATCTCGACACAATGCGACAAAACCTACACCAGGTATATTCGCCGTTTCCATGAAATTTTTCTTCCACAAAGCAAAAGAACCGAATGAATTATTTATCGCCTTAACTAAACCCTCATCCATTTTATCCATATTTTCTCCACACATAACTCCAAAATACAGCTCGTGTAGACGCATACCGTTAAAGAAAAATGAGAACTCTTTTTGAATACCGTTATAAGATATTATATCTTTTACACCACCTTTGTATGTATTTTCTATTTTTTCTAGTGAGGCGTTTGTTGCCCCAACTAGACCTTCATACAACTTGAAGTGTATTTTCATTAGGTCATCATTTATACCTTTAACTTTACCGAGCAAATATGAATAATCTACAGGAGTGTATTTCTTATTTTTAGAAGTAAATACATAATATTTATTCTTTCGTGTAGTATTTTTCATTATATATTTACAGTATATATTTACAGTATATATTTTTTATTTAAAAACTTTAATTTATCTGTATTAAAATACATAATTTTTTATTACTATACTATAAATATAGATGTTAAAAACCGAATATAAAGTATGTATTATTATATTTGCAATAATAGCTATAGTTATAATATTTAAACAATTTTTTTATCATTCTAATTTTTTTAAAAATGGTAATTATGCCCTAATGACTGATGCATATGAAGACCCTTATATAGTAGATAACATTATCACTGAACAAGAAGCAAATCATATTATCAATAAGTCGTCTACATATTTTAATGATAGTCGTATTCTTGGAGATACTCTTGATACCACAATTCGTAAAAGTAAATCAACATGGTTATATAAAGACGACCCCATTATTATGAATATTATGCTAAAAATCTCAGGTATTGTTAAATTACCCATTGAAAATGCAGAAGCATTGCAGGTAGTCAAGTATGAACCAAGTGGATATTATAACGAACACCATGACTCATGTTGTGATGGACACCATTTATGTACCGAATTTATCAAAAGAGGAGGACAACGTATAAAAACGGTTCTTATATATCTAAACGATGAATTTACAGAAGGTGCTACCAACTTTCCCGTATTAAATAAAAAATTTAAACCACCCAAATATAGTGCTGTAGTTTTTAACCCACTTGCTACAAACAGTAATAAGTGTCATCCTAAAGCAATTCATGCAGGTTTACCCGTTAAGAGTGGAGTTAAGTATGTTGCAAATTTATGGTTTAGAGAACACGTGTTTACATGATATTTGGTTCCACGTTTTCTGACCCATCGGGATGAGTAATAATAATACCAACATCCATAGTTATTCTTGTATAAAACCCTTGGTATCCTAAACGCGCATATTCACTGTCGCATATTCTCACACGTATAGGTCCACCTTCATTCTTTTCATAATACACACTATTATTATCATTGCGCGACATTGAGAATATAATATTCGGAGGCAACCCTTCTATATCAATCGTAACAACATTTTTACTATCGAATCCTGCTGGAAAAGCAAGGTATGTAGAATATCTTGACATATAACATTTGCGTGTTGCAGTAGTATCATATACAAAGTCGACATAAGCCCATGTCTGATAGTTACGCGATTTGACCCATCCTGCCCCGTTTCGACTACCGTTACCAGATACTCCCTCTGTTAAAAAGGTATATATATCATTCATATCGATAATAGGATATTTTGCAACAGTACTACGCCTTGAACCTTCTAATTTAAAATAGGTAGGCATATATGGGTCATCATTTTTTTCCGGATTATTAATATCCGCGCGAAATATAGTTATATCATTTCCATGTGTATATGGTGTCTCTCTGTAGTTGTGATGTCTAGACTTATAAGCAATATATGCTGCTTTTTGTTGTTCATCGGCTGGGCGCCATATACCATCAATCTTTACATGAATATCGGCGTTATGTGGATTATAAGAATGGGACATTTGACTGATATGAAAAAATTAAGTATTTTATATATACCTTGTTTTATGTTTAAGTATATATAAAATTTATTATATTTCAATCTATTACAGACTACGCCGTCGACACGGATGAAGGACCAAACATTGAAGGGATGCTATATTTTCCTGCTTCATCTTGGTGATATTTTGCAATAATGCGTTTCGGATATTTATCAATTTTCATAATATCTTCTGTGTCATATACGTTGCCTGCTTTGTCAATATAGTATATAATACCTTTAATATCTTGTGCCCAGATATCGACTTTCACATTCTTCGTCGTAGGAGTTTCACACGCGACTTCATCGATAATACTATGAGGCGTTCCCTTGATGTGTGTTCCACAGTAAGCCTCATCGTCCTTCTTGCGTCGAGTACACTGCTCACCATTTGCCCGTTTTGCCGAGCATCTTTCATACATAGGTACAACACTCTTGACACGTTTTCGTTTCATAAAGTCGTCTTTCCCAAGTCGCAACTTTTCATAGTTGTATACAAACCCAGCCATAGAGTTACATTGTAACTTTGTATTATCAATGGATTTCATCATCTCATCTCTTGTCGATGCATCATGTATTTCAAGTCCATTTACCATTTGTTGTAATTTTTTAGCGATATCATTTTTGAATGAAATCAAGTAATCTTCTATTTTTTTGTTTAAACGTCTTTCCATTCCTTTTTGTATAGGGTTCTTATTATTATATAAGTAGTTTATCTTTATTTCAATTTTATATATATTATATTAAACCAATATGGGTTGGTTGGGGTTGGTTGGGGTGGGTTAGATGCATTACATGAACACTCCATCATCATCGGGATTGGGGTTGGGATTTATATTTGTGTTGCTGTTGGGATTAAGGTTAAGGTTTGGTGGTAAATTTTCAAAAGAGGCTGCAGGGATTGAAGATTCTATTTCGTGTATTTCTATAACTTGATTGGATGCATTATTATTACTGTTATTATTATCAAGCTCGTTTATATTACGCGGCGTATAAGCACCCATAACAGAATTATGTGTAGAACCGGCCAAACTAGGAGGCTTAGATAGATGCTGACTATTAGTACCATGACCATGAGTAGGAGTTGGAGTTGGAGGTTGAATGGGGTTGTTATTATTAAAGATAAATTCAGCACTAGCTACAAGAGATGGTGCGGTTATTGCATTTGTAAAGTTAACCGGGTTAAAAGACTGATGAGAGTTGATAGATGCACTGCGAGATGGTTGCCTTGATTGCTGTTGCTGTTGCTGTTGCTGTTGCTCTTGTTGCAACTGATGTAATAGTTGTAGTTGTTGTACATGTGACTCGGTTAGTAATAGACCACTGGCGGCGTTATTGATGTTGTTGCCGTTACTTACTACTGATGGTGTACTTTTAATACTAGCAGCTATGTTATTACTAGACATTTTATTATTTATAATATCTTGTAACTCGTTACTGTTATTACCCTGTACAACAACATCAGTCAACTCGATAATGGAGTTTTTATTTCTATGATGGTTGTTGCGACTACTATTTCGACTACTAGTATTCGACCTTTTATTTTTATTATTTGCATCAGAGTCGGAAGGAGGAGGCGATGGCGTATTACCTTTAATCAAATTAACCCCTTTATTGAATAAATTTGATACAGAACTAATAAACCCCGATGATGCACTTCCAGAAGATGCATTACCATCTGATGGGCGTTTTTTATCATTTCTTTTACTACCTCTCGAATGTCCGCCTCCATTATGATTATCACCATCGCTATTATCATCATCTGAATCATGAGAAGAACCGCGTGACCCTCGAGAACCCCGCGACCCACGTGAACCACGACTATTACTTCTCCGACCTCGTCTCCCCTTTCCTTCATCATCGTCAGTGGATTTATCACCGTTTATAGTTACTTGACTCAACCCGTTACATAAATTCGGTGTATGAGCTGAAAATTTAATTTTATTAGACGATATATCGAGAACACCATAGTTTTTCTTAAACATTTCTATTATTTCTTCATCAATTAGTGGTGCAATATCCTGTAAATTTTTTATATCGGTTTTAATAATCTGCAGCATATCTTTTGCGGATATTCTTTGGTCTCGTTTCAACGATAATTCTATCATTATTTTTTTATTTATTTGCTGAAACTGCAATGAACATATTCTATGAGATTCCGAACGCTTACCTAACTGAAAATACGTATCAATAGATTTGATTATACCTACAAAAATACTACTAACACCTAATATAATGTTCATTTTATCGTACCCGATGTCAATACCTGTTGCAAAACCGATTGCACTAGACAGTATAATAACTGGTATATTTATATAGTTGGAACGTTCGCTATATTTTTCGAAAGAATAACGATGTAATATAGAAAATGACTCGCATTCCTCAGCATGAATTTTTAATAAATATTCTAAATCGCTATTATAATCAATAATATCTGACATAAAATATTATATAATACGTAAATATAATATTTTGTTATAAAATCGATATTTTTTAAATAAACGCACATTTTATATATATTATATTTTGGCCGAATTAACGCATTTCTCACGAACACTCATGCATCTCATGTTTTTAAGTCTCAAATATGTAGCAAATCAGATGACCTCGTATCATTCAGAACAAACCAAAATATTATCAGGGCATTTCCCCAAATTATGTATGAATCATATGTACTTCTATCGACTTCTAAAAAATCGAGTATTGAAAATATTGCTGGGTTTAATAAACAAATAACTAAAATTAAAATAACCCACGTTTTTAAACTTCCCAATCTCATTAGTAACTTGTATATATTATATTATTTTATATTTTTTAAAATCATATTCATATTTATTTGGTATATCTTTCGTTTCTATATAATAATACGATAAAGGTGTTTGAAAATTATATTCACTTATGCATATACGCATTGCTAAATAATATGTACTGTTTCTTTTATCTCCTCCATTTAAAAACTCAATATCAAAATCAGGTTCAGGTTCAGGTTCAATTTCTAAATCATCACCAAACAAACCAACGCCAGCAGCATCATAGGCGCCAGCATCATCTTCTGTTGTAGTATTTGATTTTTTAATAGGTACTTCATATGCGCCATTATATGCAGAGTTATATTGTTCGGTCCACTTACAGTCGTTATCTCTAAATTGTATAGTATTTTTTTCAATCGAATGTTTACTACAAATATATTTCGCCATTTCTGACTTATCTGGTTTGTTTTTTTGCAAAAACATTTTCATTTTGCCTGGGTATATAACAAATCTAACTAAGCCACCCTTTGCATTCTTTTCATTCGTCTCGATATCATAACATGCATATCGCATAGAATTATACAAATCCGTAAAGTAATAAAAAGGTCCGTAGCGTGATTCAATATTCGATTTTTTAATAGAGAAAACAGCATTATATTTCGCAGTATTACTGTCACTTCCGTTAAAAACGACCATAGGTGTTTCTATTAATGATGCTTTATGGAACAGTTTTATGGCCTCGGGATAAGCTAAAAATACGTCAGTAACTGTGTCGCTTATGTTATAAAATAGTATCTTCCTATAATTGAATACTTCACTTACTGTACCCCACCATAGGGTGTCGCTACTTCTAAACCGAATTACGGTATCATTTTTCTCCTTAAGTTCATATAGTAAGATGACGCGTTCATTAATGTATGCACTTTTTACATCATTCATGCTGTGAGATTCGACAAGTCTGCCTTTAAATTCGCATAAACCGTGCCCGAATAAGTTGTCTAATAGAAGGGAGGCATTATCTAGTATATCATATTTTGAAGTACTATGTGAAAAATTTGGGAAATAAAATGTCTCATCGTCGCTAGATTTATACAACATGAATTCTAAAAATGGTTTATATGCATTTTTATTTATAGAGTAAACTAAATACTCAACTAAAATTTCACCATCACCTGTATCACCTGTATCACCTAGTTCGCTCAATTTTTCATATATGTTATCTAGGTCACGTGTTAAATGGTCTGAAGATTTATCAGAAAAGGGGTATCTTATATTTGTCATTTTGTGTTTTTTGATTGACAAGCCATTATTGAATTTACTTTCATAATCTTCTTCATCCTCTAAATCATGTAATGACATTTTATCTGAGATAGTAGATTCTATATAAGAAGGTTCAAGTTCGTTCAAGTCGCCATCTCCATCTCCATAATCATCATCATTATCTTCATATTTTTCTTCTAAAATCTGTTTTGAATATTGTTTTTTGATTTTCGATTTATCTCTCGCATCTGTAGCACCTCTAGCATCTGTAGGTGTATTTGTTTTTTTATAATAACGCTCGATGTCACCTAAAGTCATGAGTTCGTTATGTTCTATATCATTTTTTTTTCTTCTACGTGATGAAGGCAGCATTGTATTATAATTATGTGTCACACAATTATAATACTAGTATATTATTATTTTTGCATTTTACGGCGTATTGATTCTTTAACTTTTTCTTCACGTGACTCTAATAAAAACTGTACTAATTCTTTTGCTTGTTCATCGTCATCTTTGAAATACTTCATTAGTGAAGTAGCTAAAGTAGTTTTATTAAGAGGTGCTTTTACTTTTGTTTTTGTATAAATAAGCTTGCCGTCATTTACATCAAAACAGTCGATTTCATTTTTGCGCATAATTTCTACTAAATTATCGGCGTATCCTTTGCGCTTATCCTTTAGTTCTTTGAGCCTTGATTGTATTTCACGTATTTCATTATCATTTGACATCCATCCCTTAATATGTTGCACTAGTTGTTCTTTTGTCTCCATGCTATACTTAATATACTATAGAATATTAATACATATTTTTTATATATATTTAATTAAATATGTATTAATATGTATTAATATTTTTTAATATCTGTTATTTGAACTTCTCGTGCTATATTTCTTATAATTTTCTTTTCTATTTTGTCGTCATCTTCGATAGGCTCTGTTATTTTGTTTAATATAGTCAAGTATTCGTATTGTAGTTTTTCATCTTCAATCCAACGTGGGTGTAAGTCTACCCAATCTGATATTTTATTTCGCTGTTTATTTGCGACAGTTTCAATCGTTTTTTTCATTATGGTATTATTATTATCTTTCTCCCATTTGTCGTGTTCTTTAATATATACAGTATCACGTTTAAGGTCGGTACAATGTATCGGACGCTTATAAACATCTAATTCTTTAAGACCATTAATCATGAGATTGCTTATCCCTTGAGCAATTCCATTTTTTCTAGTAAAGTAAAGGTCTTCAAGTGTTATTTTCAAAGACTTAATAAATTCGTTTATATTGATAGCATCTTTGCACTGTTCATTGAGAAATACATTTAAATTAAAGTTGTTGTTATTAGTAGTATTGTTTATAGTGTTACCCATTTTAGGAATCATACTTTTTATCTGCTCCTGTTGGTCTTTGATTATTTTTATCATTTCTTTATTATCATTAATAAGCTCCATAAACATGTCTTTTGTGATTGCGTGATTTATTTCTTTTTCTGTATTACTCGTATTCGCAGCTATTTCGGTCTCATTTAGTATCTTGTTTGTAAATTTGTTACATATTTTATAATGCTTCCATAGCCCAACTCTTGAAAAATATTGTTTGCTACATGTGTCGCAGACAAATATTTTGGTGTTTTCGTTAACTATGTCTAAATTTGTTAACTTTTTATGTTTGCTAGTAGAAATATGTCTATTATATTCGATTTCTTTACTAGATGAAAAGTCACAATTTTTACATTCAAATTTTTTAGTGTTTTTGTTTGGTGGTTTCATTAACATCCCTATATATTGTTAACATAAAAAACACCTAAACCCTTTTAATATAATATATATATAAAATATGTAAAAAGTTATGGTAACATAATATTCAACTAAAAAAACAAATTTACAGCATTATGCTCTGAGTGATGAAGTCGATGTTTTTTTCAAATCTCTACCCCCGTTTTCTGAAAATGGACATTTATTTTTGTCCATTTTTGAAAAAGGGACCTCGAGAGTTGAAATTTTCATACATCATCACTTATTCGGCATCCGCCCTGCCTTTTTGCTGAGGGTTTGTGACCATTATGCTATCAAATTGAGTATTTATTTATTATAGTAACTAACCATTATGCTGTGGATAGTGACTATATAGGGTTACATATATTATTTATTTACTTTGGTAATTTTAGTTGTAGTTGTAGTAGTTGTAGTTATAGTTATAGTTATAGTTGTTTCAAGTATCTCATTCTCGTGTACTTGTGGAACAGCTTCATCGTTGTGGTCATGGACTTCAGTATTTGGTTTTTTGGTACATACTTTGTCATGCTTCCATAACCCAACCCTTGAAAAATATTGTTTGCTACATAAGTCGCAGACAAATAGTTTGGTGTTTTTATTAACATTTTCGATATTTGTTAACCGTTTATGTTTACCAGTTAAAAGATGCCGATTATATTCACTTTGTCTGCTAGATATAAAGTCACATATTTTACACTAAAAAAACGTGGAATTTTCTATAAGATTTTTTGTTAACAACGATTGTATAAGATGTTTCTAGGTCCTTTTTGTACAAAATTATAAAAAAAGTTATGGTAACAAATTATTCAACTTAAAAATACGATTTAGAGCATTATGCTCTGAGTGACGAATGCATTGTTTTTTTCAAATCTCTACCCCCGTTTTCCGAAAATGGACATTTATTTTTGTCCATTTTTGAAAAATGGCCTCCGAGAGTTGAAATTTTCATACATCATCACTTATTCGGCGTCCGCCCTGCCCATTTCGCGGGGTATTGTTACCATTATGGTGTGATAAATATATAAAGATATTAGTAAATTGTTAGCATAATGCTGCGCGGAGGATGGGGAGCGACGGGTTATACGGAATATGTGTAATATTGGTAGTATAATATTTTATATGTATTATATATATTTAGGGTATAAATGAGAACTCGGAAGAAATGTATAAAAAAACATAAGAAAAGGGTTACTCGTTTTAAAATATATAAAGGAGGTCGGTCATCTGGTAGTAGTAGTAGTAAAACGAGCGACAGATTGAGTCTACGTGAGCCGGTACGAGTGTCTAGTGCGGCATTAGCGAAGTCCGCATCCTCGCATGCATACTCGCATGGATTATCTCTAATATCGCCTGGGAAAAAATATGAAAGTAAAATAGTTGATGTTAGTAAACTTCCTGGTCATGGACGCGATCGTGCACTTTCATATCATGCGAATATTCATTCTCAAGGCGATAGCGTGCCCGAGTCTATAGATAAAGGACTAGATGAGAAAGTTAGAGATGTATTTGACTTAAATCCGCCTCTAGATAGTCCAACAAAAAGGAAGAGGAAAGCATTAGAACGTCGCATTAGAGAGAATATCCCACCTGCACCACCTGTAGAATTATCGCCAAGGGGTCGTGGACTATTAACATCATATACACCAGAATTGGATATTGTTGAAGATGCAACGCGTATTCCAGTTTTGGGCAATGGTGCAAGCAGGACAGCATCAGGATATCGAATGAAACCTTTTGTATATAAACACAGTCGTCCTTTGCCTTTATCATTTTTAACTAAACAACAGGCTTCTGTAAAATCAAAAGCGCAGGCTATAATGCTTATGAATATAGAAATGTTTCCAAGCACTTATGCGTATTTATCACCTACTATATATGACATACTCAAAAGATTAAATAAAAAAGAATTATTTGGGAAGATACTTATAAAGGGAAAACTTAGAGATGCATTAATTCCGTGTATAACTATAACACGTATAAATGCAATGGAAAGTCGACTTTTTATGCCCCTATATGATACGGTACAATTTATGAACGCGATTTATCAGTTAGATGCATATAATTTAATGATAGGTCCTAATCCATATGATCCCGTAGCTGCAGACATTTCTGATATTGAGGTTACTACACCAGATGTTAATTCACCGTCCCCAACAAATTTACAGGTTGTGGGGTATAATAAACATCCTATGTTTAGGACACAACCTATGTCAGAAGAAGAAGAAATAAAGTTGGCTGACTTATCTGATACGCATCCAAAAATAAATGGGGAGGATTATGCGTTTGTTATTGCTCACGGGTCAATCGCAAATGAATTATCGCCGAGGATGAAAATTCTTGCTAATAAATACTTAAGAATAATAGAAATTGGAAAAGCGGGACAAATACTTGGTATTAAATATCAAAGTCTTATGTTAGAAATAAATAAAATATTGAGAGACCATACGTTTCACGCAATGTTTGACAATAATAAAGAAGGAGCAGATATACGCAGTATCGTATTTAACATATTATGTCCGTATTTTACGATTGATAATATAGAATTATGCACTGCTAGTAATACATTTAATCTAGTAAATATAACACATGAAAGAGCATTTTCTGGTCATGTTGCAGATAGTATGATAAAGCAAAATCATAAAATCACATATAAAAGTATAAAGAATAGGGTTACACTGGGGGTATTTGTACCCGTAGATTATAACACAGATAAATCTACTCAACTGTTAGCCAAAAAGGAACTATATAAACTATTTCCTGGTACATCATTTTTGAGTGAAAATACAAGTATGAAGCTAATCGAAACACTACTTCCAATTGCGATTCAACAAAATAGGCGTATAAATATAATTATATCGTCGTGTGCTGTTAATTATACACAAGGGGATAATGTATACGATAACCATTATACCATGACTAACCGTAAACCAGGTAATAAAAACCCAGCAATAGAAATATTGACACTTTCTAAAAAATATTTATCAAAAATTAACAAGATAATGGATGAATATATTCTTACTTTTTATACAGATGGTGTTATGACTTTTAATCGTAGTATTGTGAACGGAAAGAGTGTATTTACAGGATATAAAGACTATAATAGAGATGATAATTATAGCATGTTATTTACTATCACTGGACACATTATTACTTTTTATAAAACTAAATTTGAAGCATTTATAACGAGTGGTTATACTTCATCTAATGTAGTAGATGAAATGTTTAGTTTTTCCATAATAAATGAAAGACGTATAACTAATACGTTAGTTGAGAGTGGACGCAATTTACAGGACTACTGGTTTGGTAGATTTAATACTTATATTAATGAAATGATAAAGGTTAAAATATTTACGATGAATGAGTTTAAAGATATATGTTCGCAGAGGATAATTATGATAAAAACATCATTAGATATTATTCTCGAAAATCTTAGAGGTTTTAGAATAAGGTATGTAACAGGTCCCGGGGTTGATGCTCAAACACAGGCAACATGCGATATGTTGGATGAAGCAATTAAATATGCAAATATTATGTATACCTATTTTTCTAGGTTAGAAAGTTTACTGGACTATATAGTTGATGGATTATCGCTTGATGCTAACAATCCTAATTCATTCTTAGATTATAAAAAATATGTAGATATGAAGAAAGAATATGACGAAACAGCAGTAAAAGAAATGTACGAAGAGTTGGTAGAAGATTTGGATTATGATAGATATGAAGGTGAATCTGTAGGATTTGGTGAACGTTTTTATAAGACACGTCTTGTAAATCCTTTACCGCCTCATGCTAAATTTAGAAAAACACACCGATACCAATATAAACATAAAGTGCTTCCAAATTATGATGAAGTCAGAAAAAGACGCAAAACAATGAAGAAAAAATTATATGATGACCTGCGTGTAGGAAAATATGCACGAAAAGCGAAGCAGTCATCCGGTGTTTCTATATAAATATTGAGGTTGAATATAATAATTAAGTAATTCAGTAATTCAGTAATTTAAATTTAAGGTCACTAACTTTAAATTTAAACCGACTTTTGGTTATAAAAATCAATTTTCAATAACTCGTTTCATTAGTATACTAGTAACTAGATACGGGTCCATATTTGCAGCAGGTCGTCTATCTTCAAAATAACCATATCCAGCATCATGTGTATTATTATTGATACGCACTGATGCACCTCTATCGCCAATACCTGAACTGAACTTATCATAACTTGATGTTTCATGTTTCCCCGATAGACGTGATTCATTTCTATCACCATAGTAATGTATATCTTCTTTGTGATATTTTTCCATATTATTTATAACACGATATATTTCCATTATGCCGGCATTATCGTGACATGGTGTGCGCATTATGAGGGTTGAAAAATTCGCATGACATCCTGATCCATTTATATGAGCGAACGGTTTAGGTTCATATGATATAGTATTACCATATTTTTCGGCAATGCGTTCGAGCAGGAATCGGGCAACTAACAGTTCATCGGCGGCAGTTATTCCCTCTGATGGTCCAATTTGGAATTCCCATTGGTTTTTGCTTACTTCGGCGTTTATACCGGAAATAGTAATACCTGCTTTGGTACATGCGAGCATATGTTCTTCTGCAAGTGAACGGTATTCGATATGTTGTCCTGTACCACAGTAATGTTCTGTTGTATTATAAAATATCGACTCATCATCGTGCATGCGTTTATCTAAAATAAAGTATTCTTGCTCAAGACCGAACCATGGTTTTTGTTCGCGACACGAGTCGAATATTTTAGAAGCGAAGTGTCGCGTATTTGAATCAGTAGGTGTTCCATCGTGGTTATATGTTTCACACAAAACAAGTTTAGAGTACCATATATGACTTCCGGTTGTATTTAGTAGAGGATTGTTGCATACAAAAATGGGAAGAAGTGTAATCTCAGATTTTTTGCCGTCGGCTTGACCTGTTGAGGAACCATCATAGTCCCAATCGGGAAATTTATGAACGCTTGAATAGTCTGCCGGAGTATTCTTAATAATTTTAGTTTTAGACCTAAATTTTTTATTATTGTCGAGCCAAATATACTCAGCAATAGTGAATGTCATTTTTGAATATATATATATACACACAAGTATATTTTATATAGTTTTTACATATATTTAGTATAATATATATAAATACCTAGTTCTTCTGTATCCATTCCAGTTTTGGACTAGGTCATAGTTAACTTTTAATGCGAATGTCTTTTACAAAATTGCGAGCCATCGATAGATATGACACTATTACATGGCTTACCAACATTAACGCCGCTTTTTAGTATAGCGACGCACCGTGGTTTAGTACTTTCAATCGCTATTGAACTTGTTGAACCGGTTGAACCGGTAGGATTTTTAGCAATATATTTTTTATAATGTGTAGGACAAAATAGTAGATTTTCGGCCTCATAATATAGTGCATTTTTGTCACACTTTGTATCACTATTAATCTTATTGATGTCACGTTTTTTTATAGTATGAGAACATTTGGCGGTGGGTAAGCAATCAGAACCGGTGGAGTGTATATTTTTAGCGAGTTTAACAGTTGGGTATTGTATAAATGGTAATAGTTTGTTAGTAATAGTGCGACAGTATGGGCATTTAATTTGATAAGATTGAAGTTTAGTAACTTCGTATATCGGGTTTGATTTTGTTTTTTGGTAAAGTACTTCTTTATAAATTGGAATATAGTTAAATTTGTGATTACATTTAAGTGTAATATGATTTGGATGAAGTTTATCTTTAGAAATAAGACAAATGTTATCGTCATTAGAAGGAGACGTGGATGGATAAATAATTACATTGGATAATTCTGATGATTCTGATGTATTAGTATTAGTATTGGCTTCAGTTAAGGATTCGGAAGATGTATTTTGTATAATTTTAGAAAGTTCGGAAAAAAAGTCGATAGAATTTTGTGGGTGTTGCGTATTTAATTTAGAAGGTAACATAAATATGAATTGTGTATAATTAATAAAATAAAAAGTCTTTATATTATTATATTAATAATATGGCGACAAAAAAAGAATGGGGTAACGCGACCTGGTATTTATTTCATACTCTTTCGTTCAAAATGAAGGATGAATATTTTGATGAGTTGAAGAATGACTTTTTGAATATATGTACAAAAATATGTACAAATCTTCCGTGTCCTGATTGCTCGGAACATGCTACAGCTATCATGAGGAATTTAAAAAGAGATAGTATTAAAACAAAAAAGGATTTACAGTTATTCTTTTTTGATTTTCATAATTCAGTGAATAGGCGCGTTAAAAAGCCTTTGTTCGAAGAGAACCAAATGTTTGTGTATCATAAGGCGATAACTAAGAATATCGTATTTAACTATATAACTATATTGTCTAGAAAACATCATAACATAAAGTTACTAACGAATAGTTTTCATAGAGATATGACAATGAATGATTTTAAGAAATGGATTTCTCATAATAGTAACAAGTTTAATCCGTAAATGTCATTCTATTCTAGATTATATCTTATATCTTATATCTTATATCTTATATCTTATATCTTATATCTTATATATTATATATTATATCTTACACCTTACATGGTATGTATAACTTCACCATTTCTATATACCTTGCATTTAAAAGTCTGTTTATTTGGTCGCGAGCATATTGATGCGCCGTTTTCAACATTAAAGAATACCATTTCATTATTTGCTGCCGAAACAAAGAGATACCATAGATATCCAACAATCCAACCAATTGCGAGACCGATTATCACACCGACGATAGGAGTACATCCATAATATATTTTAGATGCTGCATCTACGACGAAGAATACCATAATGATGGAAAGCATGATAACATTGTAGCTGCTATATTGTAACATAGGCATAAACATGTAAGCAAAAATGAATGCTAATGCTGCGCTATTAAAGTTGGGAATTGTGTATTGACTTAGACCGAAAGGTAATGAGACGAAATTACATTGTTGTTTCCAGTATGGTGAGCCGCGGCTATTAATATTTTCGAATTTGGCGTTAGTGGTGAAAGCAGTAATGGAAAAAACGAAAAGCAGGATAATAAAGCCGGCTAAATACATTACCCATTTTAAGTTTCCATTGCTTAAACTAGAAATAATGAAAAATCCCGATAATAGAACAGGTGATAAAGAGGATAATAGTTGTAGAATACCACCGATAGACATAGATACACCTGGTTCTAAATTAGATAACATTGCTGTTTTAACAAACTTGGTATATGCTGAATCTTGGGTTTGATTTTGATTTTGAGGCGCAGGTTGATTGTTAGTTATTGACATATTATATTTTATATGTTATATGATATATAATATATAATAATATAATGTTTTTGTATTGAGTATTGTATTTTGTATTTTGTAGTTTATACTTAATGTTTAAGCAACATATTAAATATATATATGTAAAATACATAGAAACAAAAAGATAATAATATATACAGTACATTATTATCGTAACATGGGTATTCCGAGTTATTTCACAAAAATAGTGAAAGCGTATCGTCATATTCTAAAAGACATGAAACATTTGAGTCATGTAAATAATTTATATATGGACTGTAACTCATTGATATACGATGCTGTAAAAAACAACCCGACATATGATAAGGGTAAACCGAAGGAGTATGAAAAGGAGCTTATAAAAATGGTATGTAATAAGATTGACTTTTATGTAGATTTGTTAAAGCCAAAATCTCGTGTATTTATTGCCTTTGATGGTGTTGCGCCTGTTGCTAAACTGAGTCAGCAACGCGATAGGAGATATAAGTCATGGTATACTGCGCAAATTCAGCGGGATATCGAAGGTGTAAATTATAAGGAAACGTGGAATACATCGGCGATTACACCAGGTACTAATTTTATGAGGCAATTAAATGAGGAAGTTGGTGTATACTTTGGTAAAAAGACGGTAGCTTCAAAAGACGGAGTAAAAGCGCTAGAGTATATCGTATCGAGTAGTTCCGAATCTGGCGAAGGTGAACATAAGATATTTGATTATATGCGAAGGTATCCGGAGTATCATAATTCGCCGGACACGACAACACTTGTATATGGACTGGATGCAGATTTGATTATGTTGACATTGAATCATTTACATATAACTAAAAATCTCTACTTATTTCGTGAGACGCCTGAATTTATAAAATCGGTTGATTCTACGCTGGATGCGAATAAGGATTATTTGCTAGATATCCCGGAGTTGGCGACTGCGATTATCAAGTATATCAACAATGTAGAGGCTAATGTGGCTAATATAGGAGGAGAAGTTACAGGAGAAGTTACAGGAGCGAGAGATTCGAGTAAATTAAAAGAAAAAGGGGATAATGAAATAAATAGGATAACAGACTATATATTCATGTGTTTTTTATTGGGGAATGATTTTATGCCGCATTTTCCAGCGTTAAATATAAGAACCGTGGGTATAGATATATTGTTAAATGTATATAGGGAGACATTGGGTAAGACGAATAAGTACTTAACAGAAGGTAATAAAATAGTGTGGAAGAATTTTCATGAATTTATAGAAAATATTGCAAAACAAGAGGATACGCTTTTGATGGATGAGCATAAGAAGCGTGACAAGTTTGCGCGAAGGTTTGCGGAGGGAGGAGGCAGCGGATGGGGAGGATGGTCTGGGAGGGCTGGAGGAGGAGGTGGTAGCGGAGGCTATAACAATATGAGAGATAACAGAAGCGAGAGAAATGCGTTTAATCAAGGAATAAATAAAAATCAAAGTAGCTCGCAATATTTTTCAAAAAATGACAAAAAGGTATTAAATGATACAGACGAAGTATTGGGCGAAGGGGCAGATATTCAACAAATGGATGATTTATTAATGTTACCAATGAAAGAGCGTAGTGTGGAAAAATATGTCAACCCTTTTGCGAAAGACTGGGAGTATCGGTATTACAAGGCGCTGTTTGATATTGAGATAACAGATGATAGGAAGAGACAAATCTGTGTAAATTATTTGGAAGGACTTGAATGGACATTTAATTATTATATGGCGGGATGTATAGATTGGAGATGGTGTTACAATTACCATTATGCGCCACTTTTTAAGGACCTTGTAAAATATATTCCGCATATGGATACGCAATTTTTAAAGATAAAGGAGAAACAAACGATTGAAGACCTTGTACAGTTGTGTTATGTGTTGCCTAGACAGAACTTGAACTTATTACCCGTAGATGTGAATATCGTATTGATGCAAAAGTTGGGACACTTGTATGGAGACGATTACGAGTTTAAGTGGGCATACTGTAGGTATTTTTGGGAGAGCCACGCTGAACTGCCGAGGTTACACATTGAAACACTGGAGGATATAGTTCATGAAGCGAAAACCAAAACAACATTTGCTACATCTAGACCTATTCCTATACCGAATTCACCACTACTTGAAAATAATATGTCACCTATAACCATGGAAATAAAGAGTGTAAAAAATAGGATATACAAATAAACAAATAAATAAATATTTTAAATTTCATAAGTATAATTTAAAACTTCCCAGTCGTAATCTTTATAGTTACCTTTGTAATACATATTTGGGGGGTGCGATCTTATAGTTATATCTTCTATTTTTTTTAATCGAAATCTATCAACTTCATATTTTAATGAAGTGTCATTTATAGTAAATGTTATACAAATCATATCATCGTCAATGTGTGAATCTTTTCTATTTATATTAACAAAATTTGGTAACTGGTATTGAATAATATGTCTTATCTCATTATCAATTCCATAGTTAAGTTGATTGAATGCCTTTATTTTTCGATAAATATATTTTTCCAAAAATTTATATTTATCAAAGTCTATTAATTTTATAAGTTCACCGTTATATATCCTATATCTTTTTAGACATTTTGTATAAATGTATAAAATAATATCATCTGGTAATTTTTCGACTAATTCTATTATTTTCATTGTTTGTAATAACTATACGGAATATTATTATACAGAATATTATTATAAATATAAATTAGCAAAATGTATTTATATTTATATTTGTATTTATTGAGTCGTAGAAGCAGGAGATGAAACAGATACGTGAGATAATAGTAAATTCGACAAATTAGGAAATTTGAAACAACCTAATGAACAACTGTTTGTAGATGTAGATGTAGAAGTAGACGATGATTCCGCTAAAGATGCAAAACCTTGTTGCTTATATATACACGATATTATAGAAAAAGATTTCTCAACAATTTTAAAAATAATAAAATATAAAATAGACCAAAGTGTGCTGCGAAGTAGTAGGGATGAAACAGTTAATGGGTTATCTCCATTTTCTATTTTATCTTCAATAATTGGAAACTTAGTAGAATAGTTATCCATTTTTTCGAGACATTCTTCGTGTGACAGTCCCTGACTACGCAATGTATCTATGCGGTATTTATCCATTTTGGACCATATTTTTGACCACTGTTTGTATACATAGTCGTAATAGTCGTCCTTGGTATATACACGTTTATGCTTTTTTTCGAACTTGGCTTTAAGTTTTTGGGGGTCAATTTTTGAACCATAGTAAGCGAATAGTTTGGTATTTTTATGTAAGATAATTTTTTCGTCATCCATAACATAATCTTTGTTAGTAGTATGAATAAGTTGTAAAGGTATGTTGTGTTCGAAAGAATGATAAATAAATCCTTTTTTAAGTGTACTTGAAACAACCGGACGGTGAGCGCGGCGAAGTCCTTCTGGATATAAAGACATATTTCGAACGTCGTCACTTTTGCGAATTTCTTCTATTTTTTTAAAATTTTCTATAACTTTTTCTTTTGAATTTCCCGATGAAATAAAAATGGTAGCAGATGTAAGGTAACATATACCCCCAATAATTGGTAGTAAATTTTTCATTTTATTTAGAGCAATAAATTTTGCGGCGTAATGAAGTACATGTTGGTCAATAAAGAAATCTCCAACAGAAGCGTGGTTTGTCATGTACATAATATTTTTATCATAAATAAGGTCTTTTTTAGAAACTTTATAAACGTTACATTTTGCAATTTTCATACAGTGTTTTACAATATTTTGCACTACTTGTTTATTCGTTTTTATATCATAATTTAGAATAGTAAAAATGGGATATATAAATGTAATATAAAATAGTAATATAAGACTGTAAACATTTTTTATACCAAAATTTGAATAGTCGTAAGTCAACATAGGTTCAACATCTACCATTTTATAATAACAATAATATTTACTAAAGAATACTTAAAATAAAATAATATAAATTACTAAACATTATAACGCAAATTTATAATAAATATTTATCGAAATAAATATTTATCGAAATAAATATTTATCATATAAATAGTTTAAAATAATGAATATAGTTATAGTATAAAGTACAAGTACAAGTATAAGTATAAGTATAAGTACAACGATGGAAAACGTATTAAGTCGAATTGATAACAACTATAAAATTCTGAAATTTTCAGGAACTAGGACTGATTTTGCGACATTAATGGATAATAATCCTGGTATTCTTATATTTAAGTTTACAGCAGATTGGTGTGGTCCTTGTAAAAAGATTAAGGATTATTCGTATAAGAAGTCGAATGATTTGCCGGATTATATGACAATGTTGGAGGTGGATGTGGATGAGTGTTTTGATTTGTATGCTTTTTTGAAACATAAAAAGATGGTGAATGGGATTCCAGTATTTTTGGCGTATGCTAGAGGTGTGAACGAGGGTCCGATAGCGTCGATAACTGGGGCGAGTTTGCCGGATATAGAGACGTTTTTTGCAACATGTATGAGCTATAGGTTTAAGGGATAAGGTTTTGAAGTTTTTCAGTAAAAATATACATATCCGGATACGAACGTTTTGTAAAAACATACTGCGAAAGTTGTATGTGTTTAACTTCAAACATTACCATAGAAGACAATAAATAGAACTCCCACATTTTATAGAATTTTTCCGTAAAAAATGAAGGATTTGATTTTTTTATGGTATCCCAATTTTCTACAAAATTATTATACCATTGTTTCAATGTTTTTGCATAACTAATGGATAAATTTTGTATATGATGATACATTAATTTTCCGTGTACTGCAGATGATAACACGGTTTCGGTTGTTGGAATAAAACCGCCAGGAAATATATATCTATCAATCCATTTATCAGCTGTTGTATTTTCGTATCCGGTTATATATTTGACTAATTCTGCTCGTGTAATTGTGTGTAATACGAATATACCATTATCAGTAAGAATCTTTTCACAAATTCTAAAAAATTCATCATAGTTTTTTACCCCTACATGTTCAAACATTCCTACGCTTATTATTCTATCATATTTTGTAGTCTGTTTTGGTAATTCTCTATAATCACAAAAAATATATTTAAGTTTATCGCTTCCGTATGTATCGTTTGCATATTTTATCTGTTCTTTCGAGATTGTAATACCTACGACATTACATTTTGGATATCGTTTAGATATTGCATTTGTTAATCCACCCCATCCACATCCGATATCTAAAATGGTCATATCAGTATCATCAGGAATTTGTAATTTACCAATTAATAAATCTACTTTATTTTGTTGTGCTTCTTCTAGTGTGGTAGTTCCTGGTTTCCAATATGCACATGTATACTGTTTTTGTGTATCTAACATGTGATTATATAAAATATCAGGAATATCGTAGTGTTGTTCAGCGACACGTTTTGATAACTTAATAGATTGTCCATTGTAAAGGTAGTCCATTATTTGTGTTTTAATATCGTTAAAACATATGATAATAATAAGTAGAATTGTATATAAAAGTGTTTTTATAGGCACACCTTTTATTGCTGTAAAAAATAGTTCATTGTAATTATCTAAGACATTAACTTTTCGTAAAAATGATACTAAATCTTTACTAATCCATTCACCATCCATATATGACTCTCCAACAATTAATGAAAGAGAATCACCACCTAGAAGCCTTTTATAAAAGTTCGGGTTAACCACAGTAAACTCGTCTTTAGATATACCTATATGTTTCATTACGTGTGCAACAACATCTTCCATGATATGAATACAAATTTAAATCTAGTATAAAATAGATGTAAATAATATTATACTAATAAAAACGCAAACAGTATAATAAAAATAAGTTGAATAACAATATGAAATATAAAATATGAAATATAAATAAACTAGTATTTTTTCGTAATGACGATATAAGCAAGGAATATACCGAAAAAGTTTTTAGCGAATAAGTCTAAAATATTATAAATAGAATTTTTCAAATTATAAGGTAATAAAGCAGCAATTCCGTAAATAGACCAAAAGAAGAAGAAGTACCAGAATATTTTCAAACCAGTACTGCTTTGTGTTGCATATTTGTAATAAATAATATAATAATAAATCAAAAATGGTATAAACCCCATAAGGACACCAGCCACTGTCGAAAGTATTTTTATTTCGCTCATATATCCAAATAGTAACATTAGCCAGTTTAATGTTATAATCTTTGATACAGTATCCATGTTATCTTTTAGTGTTCCGAATAAAGTCATACCGGTAGTATCTATATTGTTACTTCTATATCCCAAATAAATTAAATATACCATTAATGTTATTAACATAGTTGGTGTAGTAATTGCCCAGTCTACGTAGCGTTTAGATGTAATATTTGTAACTTTATTAAAATTATATACCAACCATATATAAAACGAGCCTTCAATAATTTGGACAGTTAATTCTAAATACAATAAATGGTTTATTATATTATACTGAGGCGGAGTTGTTATCGTAAAAAATAGTGTTATAATCTCTATTATACCTGTGATAATCTGTACTATTACAGATATTCGCAATGTACTATAGAAAAATGTTTTAGTGTCAATGGTCGAAAGTGTAGTCATTTTATTTACTGACAGGATATTATAAGTATATATATATTTAAAATATAAATAAGTTAAATATATATTAAAAACTATAAATAAATATATAGAAATAAATTTACTATATTATAGTAATATGTCAAGTATGTCAAGTATATCAAGTATGTCACATATGCATGAAAGTATGGACCTAGATATAAACAATTATGAGTTAACGGATATATTAAATTTATTCAAGTTGCCGGTTATGTTTGACGATAAACATCTCAAACAAGCGAAGGTGACGGTGTTACATATGCATCCCGATAAATCAAAATTACCAAAAGAGTATTTTCTATTTTTTACCAAGGCGTATAAAATATTATACGAGATATACAAAGTTCGTTTTCCTGATGCTAAAAAATACAAAGAAGACAAGTTTTCATATACGGCGGTAATAGACCGCGAACTAAACCAGAACAAGTCAAAGACGGCACACAATGTTGAAGACCGCGAGTATCATAAGTCGCAGGAAGAGGCATATAAAAAACTTCAAAAGATGGATTCAGAAAAGTTCAATAAATGGTTTAACGAAAAGTTTGACAAGTTTCGTTTACATGACGAAGAACAAGACAATGGGTATGAAGAATGGTTTAGGGGAGTTTCGAAGGATGGCGAAGAAGATAACGAATATGGTGAAATGGGAGGAACATGGGCTGAAAGGAATGCGCAAATAGAGCGAAAGAAGGTAGAGTTGAGGAATAAGATGGCGTTAATACAACAATCAGAAATACAAACGGCAAATAGTAGCGGTGGCGGCGGAGGGTACTATGGACTAGGACGCGAAGCTCCGCAAGAGTATTCTAGCGGATTGTTTAGTTCACTGCAGTACGAGGATTTAAAGAAGGCGCATACTGAGACGGTAATACCGGTAACAGCAGAGGATTATGAGAATAGGAAAAAATATACATCGACAAATGATATGCAAATGTTTAGAGATATTGAAAAGTCGAAATATAATTATTCAAAGGAGTTTCAGACGACACAGTTAGATAGGGAAACAGCATTACAAGTGGAGCAAGATATGAAACGGGCATATAGATTAGCAAAACAGGATGAGATAGTGAGAGATATAAATAAGAGGTTTAATTCGGAGTTTCATCAGTTGACGAACTGAGATGATGGGTCAAAGCAATAAGATGGATAAGCAATAAGATGTCTATTAAAAGCATGAGAAGCAACAGATGCGTGAGATTAATCAAAATTCGCCCAATAAATCAAAACTCTAAAATAACAAAATATACTTAGTATGTCTAAAAATATATTCTAGGTAATTATTATACGATATAATATAATAAAATGAAAATTTCAAAACAACAGATATTAATGATTTTATTACTTTTAATTATAGGATATGTATATTCTATGTATTCAGGTAAATTAAACGATGATACAGAGAAAGAGGAGCGCGATTTAATTCAAAAGTTTTTAGCGAATGATGTGAATAAGATGGACCGAAAGAAGCCATTTTTGTGGATACCTGTCGAATACGATGTAAATGAGAGACAGTGGTTAAATTTCGGTTCAAGGAATACGACAAATTTGAATCAGCCTTATTTATATTTAACAATAAGGAGTATAATAGATAAATGCGGAGATTCATTTAATATATGTATTATAGACGACAATGTATTTAACAAGTTAATACCAAACTGGACAATACATGTTAACCGTTTAACAGAACCTCTACGATGTCATATGAGAGAGTTAGCGATGGCGCAGTTGTTAAATAAGTATGGAGGCATGCGTCTACCGCCATCATTTGTATGTTTCGAGGATTTAATAACATTGTACGAGCTTGGGGTAAATAGAGAAACGGCGTCGGGTGGTGGTGTATTTGTAGCGGAGATGGTGTCAAAGAGTATAACATCATCAACAATTACATTCGCACCATGTTCTAAAATAATGGGATGCCGCAAAGATAGTGAAGTGATGAGAAAATATATAGAATATTTAGAGGTTTTGGTATCGAAAGATTATACAGATGAGATGGATTTTGAAGGTAAGATAAGCAAATGGTTTTTTAACAATGTATCGAGTGGAGCTGTGAATATAATAAAGCCGGAGTTATTTGGGGCAAAGAAGAGCGATGACTCACCTGTAGTTATAGAGAACTTGATGAGCGATACAAATATGGAACTTTCGAAGGAGAGTTTTGGACTGTATATACCTTCCGCGGAGTTAATAAAGAGGCGACACTATGGATGGTTTGTGAGAATGTCTCCTACACAAGTGTTACAATCGAATACTCAAATAGCGAAGTATTTATTGGCGATGAACTAATAATGATTGAAATAGTATAACCATTATATTGTATATAATTTTTTTTTAAATTATATACATTACTAATTACGGTATGTATATTTTATAATCTATATCTTTTATTTCTTCTATACCTGTTGTGATTTTTATTCTTTTTAGTTTTCAAAATCTTTGAAAGTTTTGTTTTTATAGGCTTTCTAGATTTTCGTAACTTTCTAGATTTTCTTAATTTTTTGTTACTACCACCAGGTAATGGTGGAAGAGGATGAGAACTACTATATCCGCTCACAAAACGTTCATACTGTTCTGCAGTTGGAGAACTTTCAATCGGTGAAACTTGTGTTTTTTTAGGAGATTTGCGCGGTGGAGGTGGAGGCGGAGGCGGAAGTGGAGGCGGAGGGAGGGCTGCTATACGTTCTGCAATAACCGCGGGGTCTTCGGGTGTATCAGGCGACGGATCTTGATAAAATGGGTCAGGAAACATACCGCGCTGAGGCGAAATGCGTAAATAATTACCTATGTAGTCTCTTATTTTTCTATAAGAGTTTATAGTACTAATTCGTTCGCTATGGTCAGGCATAGCCTTTAAGTAAGATACAAGGTCAATATAAACATTATGACCGATCATTGAACCAACATTATTACATTTTTTACCGAATACTGGAGAAAATAGGTCACGCAATTGACAAAAATGATGATTTTTAAACATTTGAGTGTTATAACAACTATCAACTAGCGCAATGATAAAAATAATCCTATGAATAAGAATCATACATGAATCTACTTCCATTCTTTGTTCATGGGAATCGGCAGTAGCTGGTTTTGTGATAACAGCAAACCGTGTACCGGTAGGATTCCATAGTATAGAACCATTTTGATTACGTCTAATTAATTTATTTAAGGCTATCATAATTTCCCCTAATTTTGTACCACACATTTCAGCACTACCTACAGTAGATGGTGGAATTTTTAACAACCTAGCTACTCCTGCTATTATTAAAACCTTTTCAGCAGGATTAGTATACATTCTAATATAATTTCGAAGAAGATTTCTTATATTTTCTAAGTCAAAGGGATTATTATGCGGCATAACACGACCAAAATCTATTGCTCGAACCTTAAATTGGTCAAAAGGTTGTGTTGTGTCATACATCCAGTTACCAAGATGAGCATCAAGAGGTATATACCCTATACGATAAAATACGACTACGCATATAGCTAATGCACGTTCAGTCATTTCATCGAATAATCTTTTTCTTTCGACGAGAATAGGATTAGTAGTCAAAGCAAGAGTAGAAGAAGAAGAAAAAGAACTATATAAATTCTTTAAAGGTTCATAGGATGGGGGCAAAGATTCCATCAATATAATTCCTACTTTTCTATTTACCGGAGGTTGTCCACGAATAGGGGTATATTCTAGTTGTTCTAGTAAATATTGAAAAACACGATTATCTTTAAAAACATTAGTTCCTATTGCTGGTAATACACTCGCATGTGTCGGAGAAGGAATACCAGGGAAAAAAATCTCACTGAATTGTGCTAGGTTAAATGTCGCAAGGGCATACACATCTGGACATACGGGCATACCACCATAGGCCATTGTTGCATTATATATGTTAGACTGGTCAGTATACTCGGTTAGAAACTCATTATATGTACACGTTGATTTTTGAACTGTACCAGAGTATTTAGCAGTTAATGGTATTTTATTCGGTTGAACAATACAACATTTTAAAATATGTTGCGTGACATATCTTCCTGTATTAGGCAAATGGTATTCATCGGCATTCATTAATTCGCCTCTTTCATTAAAAATATCGCTTCTAAATGGGGTCGATTCAATCGGCAGAGTAATTCTTACTATAAAACCTGTCAACGAATTTACAGATACATTGTGAACTTGAATTGTCTTGGAAAATATATTAATAAACTCTAGCATATCCCTAACCCTTCGTATAGACATGTCTTCTCCTTTATCATTTTTTACAATTATTTTCATACCACCTTCTTGAGTATTCATTCCGGTCATAACATCAGTCATTTTGATTACTATCTGATAGACTGGTATATATTTACTATATATAAATATTTAATATATATAAAATATTTAAAATATTTTAAAGTCAAAAAAGCTCAACTAAATTATTAGTAAAAAGCGCCAACTCTATTTCATCCTCATGAATATTGTGAAATATAGTCATATATTTACAAAGTATTTTCGTAATTTTGTACTTGTTTGTTTCATTTATTAGGGGCGTTGTTTTAATAAAAAGGAAATAGTTGTCTAATATGTCCATGACAGAATAACCTTGGTCATATAAACCGTATAATATTTTTATACAGTGTTGTAATTTTTTTTCAGTAAGCGACCGCGTATAGTCTTCAAATATGTGAAAACTAATATTAGTACATAGTAGTTTAACAAGAGACAAATCGACAGACGTATTTAAAATTTTAATTTTTTCTAAATAGTTAATCAAAATACGTATAGAAACATTAGAAATATTTAGGACAAATTTTTGCGCCTCTGGTGTAATAATAATTTTCTCATTTTTTATAATTTTGGCTAATATTTTTTCTAGACAAGCGTCTTCGATTTGATTAATTTTGATAATAATATTGCGCGATTGAAGGCTGTCGATTACTTTCTGTACGTTTGTACATGATGAAATGAAGTGAACTTTGTGACTATATTTGTCCATACAGTTGCGGAATACTTGTTGACTTTGTTCATTAATAATATCGATATCATCGAGAAGGACAATTTTTTTAAAGCCGTGTACTAGAGAGGCGGTTTGACAGAAGATTTTTAAGTCATTGCGGTAGTAAGAAATGCCCTGATCTTTAAGGCTATTTAGTACAAGTATATTGTCCGAGTTATAGTTAGTTTTATAATACTCGCGAATAATAGAATAAATAAGCGATGTTTTTCCGGAACCAGGGTCGCCAATTAAAAGTATATTAAGATTGTTCATAGATATAAGAGTTTGTAAAAGTTTGATAACATTCTGTTCTAGTTGTTCAAACTGGTCAAAAATTTGTGGTTGATATTTATTAATAAAGGGGAGATTAGTTTGTGACTGTGTAGGGGTTAAATGGACATGTTGTATGGTTTGCATTTATGTAATGTAGTGTTTATAGTTTAAAGTATTAATAATGGTTAATAAATAGTAATGAATAATAATGTATTAATATTATTCGTTAATAAATATTTAAGTTTATGTTTCTTTAATATAATAAATATAGTAAATAAATGAAATCCGGTAACTCTGAAACATTTTATGATATTTTGGGAGTAGAAGAGAAATGTTCGCAGGACGATATAAAGAAGGCATATCGAAAGTTGTCATTTATGCATCATCCAGACAAAAATGGAAATAGTGCAGAGTCAACAGAAAAGTTTCAAAAGATTTCGGAAGCATTTAGTGTATTAAGCGACCCAGATGAGAGGGTTAAGTATGACATGAATCGTAATAATCCTTTTGCGAATATTGGTGGAATGGGTGGAATGGGTGGAGGAGTTAGAATAAACCCGATGGATATATTTAATATGTTTATGGGTGGAATGGGTGGAATGGGTGGAATGGGAAACTCACATACAATGAATCCCTTAAATGGATTTGTAAATATTGGAGGACTGGGTGGAATGGGAGGGCTAGGTGCTATGGGAGGTCACGGTCCAAGAGTTATCATCAGAACATTTGGACCTGGCGGTGAGTCAATAAGTGAAAATATAATGGGAGGCGGTGGAGACCCGTTTGGTATATTCGGCGAAGCAATGCACAATATACACAATATACATGGTATACACGATTCACGAACTGCTCCTTCTCCGCGCCAAGAGATGCACCAACAACATCACCCCCAACACCCTTATGATATTCCACGAACCCCTAGATTCCAAAAGAGAGTTGAACCGAAACCTCCTCTTATAAGTATAAATGCGACAGTTACACTTGAGCATGTATGTCAAGGTGCGACGATACCCGTAGAGATGGAGCGTTGGAATATAAATAATGAAGGTGTACATGAGTTGGGTAATCATGTGGAGTATATATCTGTTCCAATGGGAGCTGAAAATGGGGAGGTAATAATATTGAGCAATCGCGGCAACGAGAATGCGGATGGAGTGCGTGGTGATGTAAAGGTAACATTTATAGTAGAGGAGCATGCATTATTTAAGCGAAATGGGTTGGATATTTTAGTAGAAAAAAACATAACAATAAAAGATGCATTATGTGGGTTTGTATTTGATATAGAACATATAAATGGTAAGAAGTTTTCATTCAATAGTTCGTCTGGGAATATAATAAGGGATGGTTTAATAAAAACGATACCACGATTAGGATTACAGCGGGGCAATGAATGCGGTAATTTAAATGTAGTATTTAGGGTTACGTATCCCGATAAGTTGAACGAGGAACAAATAAAAATATTGGCGAACACATTATAGGCGGGTGTGTGTGTGTCGAAAACGATACACCCAACCCAACATCCAATACTTAGCCGGCGTGTTGTTGCGTATAGGCGGCTACTTTAGCCAAATATGCTGGGCGATTTGTTTTATAAAGATGGGCCAATTCAGGTACAAGAGGGTCATCTGGGTTGGGTTCATGCATCAGCGAGGAAATACTGAGAAGCAGTTTAGAAATAGTAAGAGCAGGACTCCATTTGTCTTTGAGAATATCGAGACAGATACCTCCAGATGCGCTGACATTTGGGTGTAAAATCGGGGTAATAAATTTGACATGTGGCGGCTTGAAAGGGTAGTCGCCCGGGAAGTCAATATCTAGGAAGAAAATGCCGCCATGGTATGGTGTGCCTTCGGGTCCGGTAATAGTTGCACGCCATTTCATAATATCATCTGAATGTGGACCTGCGCTACAATTTGAAGGAGGGTCTTTGACAAGTTCGGTGAGTTCTTTTTGGATACGCTTGGTGATGCTCATTTTTGCTTGGTAATATAGAGACGATAGTTTCTATGTTATGAAGCTTGTATATAGTTATGTTTATATGTGTTTATGTGTATATAGTGAATATTTTGTATATCAATTTTCTTGATATATAAAATATAAATTAAAAAAAATACAGATATAATATAAAACACTTACTTCACGATGTGCTATAGTGTTGAATCGAGTGCTAAAACGACATTACTTTCTTTAGTCGCCATTGTTGTAATGCTTCGGTCAAATGTGCCTCATTTTAAGTGGATTGGTTTAATAATGGTTGGATGGTGTGGTATGCAATTTGTGGAGATGTTGTTATGGCTTACAAACCCACGTAAGTCGTGTACACCGATGAATAAATTAATAACACTTACACTTATTCCTTTAGTACTGGTTTTGCAACCATTATGTGCTCTATTTGGATCATTTTTTATAAAACCGTGGTCAGAATGTAGTAATAAACGTAAATTATTCATTGTAACATATTCCATAGTAGTTACATTTTTTCTGTTGTTAGATTTTTATAAAGATGCAGAAAAATATTGTACTGTAGTTACACCTGAGGGACATCTTCATTGGTGGTTATCTAATTTCACATCTAAATATTCATCAGATTCTTTAACAAAATACTACATATGGTTGTTTTTGTTAGCCGTCCCTATATTTATGCTATGGAATATTTCTTTTAAGGCTATTATTGCTATTTGTATATTACCTTTATTTGGATTTTTTTACGGACTGAGGACGGATTCTAATGGAAGTATATGGTGTCACTATACGAGTTATACTGCAATTATTTCGTTGGTGATGTATGGGTTGTATAAATTCAAGATATACAATATTTTGAAGTAATGCTAAATATTATGAAGCTGAAAAACAGCGACCGACTCGCTGGTCGCCTGATGGAGTTGCACAAGAAGTAGCTTGGCGATATTGGTAGCGGCGAACAGAGCGATTTAATCCGCCTACACCTGAACCGGGGACAAAACGGTTAACAGTACTGTCGTTGGCTGTATTTATAAAAAAAATACGACCAACACCACCAGCGGTAGATCTTGAGCGGACAAGCCCACGGGCAACATTGTAACTTTGGATGCTAACAGTCATGGTTGAACTATGCTTATATAATGTGTGGAGATTATTATTTTTTGGGATTAGGTTATTATAAAATTGATTATAAATAATTTAAAACCAATACTATATATAATAGTAAAATACTCAAATGAGCGATAATGATTGGGTAGATATACCCATTAACGAATTAAAAGAATATGAAGCACATCCATCTGGATTAGTTAGAAATAAAAAAACTAAAAATATTTTAAATAATAAATGTAACAAACAAAGATATATATCTTTAACATTTGGAAAATTTACAATTGCGTTACATAAAATAATAGCAAAAACATTTATTCCAAACGATGATCCTATAAAAAAAACACAAGTAGATCATATTGATGAGAATACAAAAAATAATACAAAAAATAACTTGCGATGGGTAAGCCCAAGTGAAAATGTTAAAAAAGCTGTTATTTCGGGTAGAAAAGATGGAAGAAGTGGTACTACACCGATTAGGGTTACATTTACGGATGGAACAAAAAAAGATTATCTTTATCAAATAGAAGCAGAAAAAGAATTAAAATTAAAAAATAATAATGTAATTAAACAAAGTATAAATCAAAGAGATGGATTTTACTATGGTTCAAACAATGGACCTAAAAAAACTAAAGAGTGGCTTTATAAATTTGAATACATTAAACATGAAAACAATGATGATGGTATTATAAAAAAAGAAATAACAGTAGAGGGTTATGATCATTTAATTGCTTTTAGTAATGGAACAATAATAAATAAAAAAAATGGAAAAAAAGTTTCTGGTTCATATGACGGTAGATATTATAGAATTAAATCTTCTCAAAAATTTATCAAAGATAAGGATAAAGATAGTAATAATTCAAGTATGGCCAAACATAGACTTATCGCATTAACGTTTATACAAAATCCAGAAAATAAACCTTATGTAAATCATAAAAATGGAATTACAACTGACAACAATGTTAATAATTTGGAATGGTGTTCTCAGTCTGAAAATATGAAACATGCTCTTGAAAATAATTTAATTATACATAAAAAAATATCTGAACCATATGATAAGAATAAACATAATGAACCAAATACTTTATATCATTATTCACAGCCTGTGTTACAACTAGAGTTAAACGGAGATATAATAAATGAATACCCAAATATTGAAATTGCGGTAGAAAATTTTAAAAATCAAAATATTAAAAATACTTGTAGGGAGTATAGAAATAAAAATTATAATAATGTCAGTAGTGGATATGGATGGTGCTTTAAAAATGATTATATTGGTCCACATTTTAATGAAAAAATTAAAGAAATTTTCCCCGAATTGACAGAAGAAGATACAATAGATTATAATCATATAAGAAAATATATTATTAATTTAACAAGACCTATTATAAAGTTTGACTTGGACGGTTCATTGATTCAAATATATGATAGCACAACAATTGCGTCAGAACAATTAGGTATAGATGATAACGCGTATATAAATGCATCTATAAATAAAAATAACAGATTTTGTAAAGGGTATAAATTTAAATATATGACATACAATGAAAGTATTAATCCATTGGTTAACTACGAGAAAAAAACACCAGAATATATTAAGAAGTTACTAAACATACCAGTTAATAAAAATTTAAAATCAGAATTTTGCGATATACTTCGTGAAAATACAAATACTAATGGAGAACTTAAATTGACAATGCCTGTTGCTGAACTGAACAATGATGGAACTATAAAAAAAATTTGGTCTGGGCAAACAAAAATAGAAAAAGAATTAAATTTAACAAGAAACACAATCGATAGATATATTCGTAAAGGTAACAAAAATTGGAGAAAGTTAACATCAGAAGAAATTAGTGAATAAACTATAAACGAAAAAGTAATACAAAATATATACTTATGTATGAATAACGAATACGAAAATTTTAATTAATATTCATTCTATAAACATCCCAACCCACAAAATATATTATACCCACATAATATATAAGTAAGCGCCGAATGAGCGGTCAACCCCCTGACGAACCTCCAAAATATCCAAAATCCAAAGAAAAAACTTGTGTCGGTTGCGGTTCTTCAAATGACTGGGAATTTAGGCAACCCGTATGTCGTTCTCATACATCAGAAAAGGAATCCGAGTTAGAAAGAAGGCTCCATTCCCCTATTGCCGAATTCATAACGAGACCCGCGCTATATAAAGTCAGTGGACGGAATCCCGAAAGTATTTGCGAATTAGCGACACTTATGGAAATGCTGGTTATACCCGAACCTGAACCCGAAGAATTACCTGCATGGGTGGATATAGTTAGCAATGACAAAAAAGCAAGAGATTCGATTCAATCATACAGAGCAACACAATCGTCCACAATGGGCGACCGTTTACCTGCTATTCACCGTCCAAGATTTAATCCACCATCAGCCACATTCCCAGAAGTAGTGAATTTGACTCTCGAATTTTCTGTCGATGCAGAACACGAAATAGGACGACGATTATTTGAATATTTCGAACTACGTGACCTAGGAGTTTACAACGGGAAGCCAGTAAGATACCACACACTTAGACCCGAGTTTAAGGATACATGTCGTTTCGATTTTAAGACACGATTTCCCAATCTTAAACTATTAACCGTAGTCGAACACGCCGACAGTAGAGGTGCTTTACTTCCGCTTTTTTTATTACCCCCGACAGTGCGCGTATTGCGAACAAATAGAAATGTATTCAAGCATGATGAATATTCAGAATTCTTATCAAACGTTCCTAGACTAAGCGATGTATTAATGGACTTTAAAATGAATGACGCCATATCAGCAACAGAAGAACCCAGTTTAAAACGAAAAGACGTGTTAACAAGTTTTACAGAACTCGAAGTAGAAAATGTTAATTTATCGGTTGTCCCGAAATTAAGAAGACTTCGTTTTACGGATACTGTAGTTATAGGCAAGTTCAATCCAGCGAAACCAGTGAGTTTGAGTTTAGAACGCGCACTAGAGTTGTGCAGTTTTTTAGAACAAACCCACGCACCGCCAAGTTTAGAATCACTAGAATTTCCTGCTAGTTCAAGTTCCTTTAAAGTAAATATGGCGTGTGCTCCATTTAGAGAATCTAGACCTGAAAAACCTTTTGAAAGACTACTCGCCAATTTTAGATGCATTTTCCCACGAAAAGTTCAATGTGTGGATGTATCGTGTCCTTATTCCGAAGGACCGCGAGCAATTAACACATGGGAACAGAAACGATATATTATACTACTTGTCGACGCATTTGAGCGCTGTTATTTTGAAGACGTTGTGTCGCATAGATTACACCATCTTTGTGTAAAATTCCGCGATTCAAGTGCAGCGAAAAGTGCCGTCCCACGCGTGGCCGTCGAAAATAGTGAGAATTTGAAACGAAATTTGCGAATGTTTTTAGGGGGTACTCAATTTAGGTTACCTGACACTTTTGTAGATAAAGTTATTTACCAAGTAGAGTTGAGATATCGCGACGCATTGAGAACTGTTGCTAGTGAGTTAAGTTTATCGCATGCATCATTAAGTCAAATGAGTAACACTGGACTTAGTGTAGTCGAAGTTAAACGCGACAAGGCAGCGCGGCTTATGATAGGTAAACGAATGGAATCTTCTTATTTTTCTTCTTATTTTGAAGCGCTTCGCCCCAAATCGAATATTTTTACAAAAAAACACGCAAATCCAAATACAGAACCACGCAGTTGTGGATGTGACACATGTCAAATCGTAATGAATGCGGGTATAGATAGAGATCTTAATACAGCGGCGATAATTCCATTTAGTATATCGGGTATAAGATCAATGGAAGAGTATGATGCTATGTTTGATTCAATGTTGCGTGGACATAGTAGCCCGCGTACTCCGCGTAGTCCAAGCCCGAGACGTAGTCCCACATATAGTTCTAAACGTAGACACACACGTAGTCGTAATCCTAGTCCCGGGTCAAGGTCAAGGTCCAGGTCCAAGTCTCCGCCCAAAAGTAATGATGAAGGTAGTCCTAAAAGTGGTGGAAGTAGACGGCGTAGAGGAACCAAGCGAATGCAAAAACATAGACATGTTAAAAGAACACACAGAACTAGAAAATAATAAGAAAAAATAATATAAATGCATTTTACTGTATTATTTTTTAATCATATGCTACTTTCGGACCTACTTTATTTTTGGGCATTTCAGATATAAAATTAAATGATATAATATCTTCAAAACACTTATCTATGTCAATTGTTTTACTTTTTTGCTCTAATATTTTTTGTTTTTCTAATTCTACTTCTTTCTTCATTTCGACAAGTTTTTCTTTAATAAATACCATTTTCTCCTTTTCTTCTTTTAATTTTTGTCGTTCTTCTTCTAATTGTTTTTTCTCTTGTTCAAAATCTTTATTTTTTTTATCAAGTGATGCGTAGTAATCTTTTTTTGACATATTTTCATCCATTAATGATTTCAATTGTTTTCTCGTCTTTTCTATTTCAGCATATTCTCGACGACATATTCCTTCAAATTCGCTACAATTTTTTTTAAAATATTCAGGGTGTTTATCTAATAACCCTAAGCCAGTAATCCCAGTAGATGGTCCAGAATTTACAATTTGAAAATGTTTAATTGTAAACAGACAATCAGATGAAATACTATGTTTATATATTTGATGAGACCATTGTCTATTCTGACCCTGGGATGGAGGTTGTGAATCTCTCCCTATAATAAATGTTTTGAAGTAGTTCATTTCTCTAATTCGGTCTCCTTGTCCATTGATACTTTCAGCATATTGGATAGTGAAACAATTAAAATTTCCTGTAGGTAAAGGATACAATGGCCAGTTTGATTTAATTTGTGCGTCTGTATAATTATACGATTGAAGAGCTCCTTTTACCATACTATTATATTCATTTATAATCTGTAAGCCATTCTTATCAAATAATACCTTGTCATGGTCTTCAAATGACTTATTATAGAATTTATCTAATCTACCTGTAATAACACTTTCAACTTTTGATTTCATAACATCCTGGAGCTCTTTTAATTTTGTATCCATATATCTATCTATAGTATTTTTCAGTTCACAACTTTCGGTTGCAAGAATATTCGATAAAATAATACTGGAGGAAGTAGAGGAAGCGGAGGCCATCTTTTATATATCTTTAATTTCACATTTTTGAAATCAATTTTATATTCAGTTCAATTACCAATAAACAACGATACAAAATTGAAGTGAATAAAAGCCAATAAATCAAATACAGAAAACTCAGAAAGTACCAGAACCACACAGTCGAATCAAAATGTCCATCGGAACTCTAGTTGCTGCCGCCATCATTGCCGCCGAAGATATTGATGCTGAACTCACGGATACTATCATGACGCTGGAAATAGAAGAATCCAAATACCCCCGCTCGCTCCAAGAAGTCGCAGCTCTTGATCTGTCGTTTTTGGATGATAAATGGGCAGCTGATATGCTTCGCGATGCAATGAACGCAGTTGTTCTAGCACAAGAAGATGCCGAAATTCTCAAACGAGAAATCGATGTATGGAATTACCTTTCAACCTACGAACCACCCCGAGGAGAAGGATTCATGTTTAGTCGTGGAGACATTGTTGTCGAACGTGTTCAATACAATATGCAAGTCGGGCACTCGGGTGGAAGCATGGCTCACACGATGCGCCATATCCAATTACTCGCCAAAATCGGATTTCCTGAATATCGCAATGGATATTGCAAGTAGGTAAGTAGGTAAGTATATAAATATAACGTACATATCTGTGTGCGTTGTTAATAGTTTTACACCTTTTTCTCATTTACACCCTTGAATATTTAAAATAATATTATCATTAGGAATTGTAATATGTAGCGCCCGAATAATCTATACATTCTTCTAATGTAAATTTTGTAAAATCATCAGGAAGTAAATAGTTTTTATATTCCATTTCAAAACCAAGTGAAGTCATTTCATAGTAATGTGATGAGGCATTTTTTGCAATATTTAAAAATTCTTCAATAGAATGTATTCCTGATTCATTTGCTCCTATTCCACTATAAAAGATATGCGGCATTTTAATTATATAACTATAATTATTCAAATATATTTATATACTAATCGGTGTTTTAAATATTAATAGGTGTAAATAATATATTTTAAAAAATAATATATTTTTAAAAATAATATAGAGATAAATCGCATAATAATACATACATACACACATATATACAACAGCGTAGTATAATGTCAAAGGCGATTGGTATTGATTTGGGAACAACATATTCATGTGTTGGTGTATGGCAGAACGAGCGTGTAGAAATCATTGCGAATGATCAAGGAAATCGAACAACGCCATCCTATGTTGCGTTTACAGATAGCGAGCGTCTTATTGGAGATGCCGCAAAAAGCCAGGTTTCAATGAACCCGGAGAATACGATTTTTGATGCGAAGCGTCTTATTGGTAGAAAAATCGATGATACACATATTCAGAATGATATGAAGCATTGGTCTTTCAAGGTAGTTTCCAAAGATGATGGAAAGCCGCTTGTTCAAGTCGAATTCAAAGGAGAGCAAAAGACATTTTCCCCGGAGGAAATTTCGGCAATGGTTCTGGTTAAAATGAAAGAAATCGCGGAGAGTTATTTGGGTACAGCTGTATCATCGGCAGTAATCACAGTTCCGGCATATTTTAATGATGGACAGCGCCAGGCAACAAAAGATGCCGGTGCAATTGCTGGACTTAATGTGCTGCGAATTATTAATGAGCCTACAGCAGCAGCGATTGCATATGGTCTTGATAAAAAGGGAAAAGGAGAGAGTAATATTTTAATTTTTGATTTGGGTGGCGGGACATTTGATGTGTCGCTGCTGACGATTGATGATGGTATTTTCGAGGTAAAGGCGACGGCGGGAGATACACATTTGGGTGGCGAGGATTTTGATAATAGGTTGGTGAATTGGTGTGTTCAAGAATTCAAACGCAAGACAAAGAAGGATCCGACGGGAAATAATCGTGCATTGAGGCGACTGCGAACAGCATGTGAACGAGCCAAGCGAACTTTGTCGGCTTCTGCGGAAACTACAATCGAGGTTGATTCTTTGTTTGATGGAACTGATTTTATGACCAAGATTACGAGGGCAAAGTTTGAAGAGTTGTGTATGGATTTATTTCGTTCTACGATTGAGCCGGTTGAGCGTGTTCTAAGAGATTCCAAAATGTCGAAGAGCAGTATTGACGAGATTGTACTTGTTGGTGGATCGACGAGAATTCCGAAAGTTTGTAGTTTGCTAACGGAGTTTTTCAATGGAAAGGAGTTGAATCGTTCGATTAATCCGGATGAGGCGGTTGCGTATGGTGCGGCGGTTCAAGCGGCGATTTTGACAGGTAGTCAGTCGAAAGTTACTCAAGATATTTTGTTGTTGGATGTTGCACCACTTTCACTTGGTATTGAGACGGCGGGTGGTGTTATGACAAAACTGATTGAGCGAAATTCCACGATTCCTTGTAAAAAGGGGCAGACGTTTTCGACATATGCGGATAATCAACCAGGTGTATTAATTCAGGTATTTGAAGGTGAGCGTCAGTTGACAAAGGATAATAATATTCTTGGTAAGTTTCAACTCGATGGTATTCCTCCTGCTCCGAGAGGAACGCCGCAAATAGAGGTAACATTTGATTTGGATGCGAACGGTGTACTCAATGTAAATGCGGTTGATAAAGCGGGAGGTAAGTCGAATAAGATCACAATTACGAATGATAAAGGGAGGTTATCGAAGGATGATATTGAACGCATGGTGTCTGAAGCGGAGAAATTCAAGGAGGAAGATGCTAAACATAAAAAGAAGATTGATGCGCGAAATGGGTTTGAGAATTATGTGTATTCGGTGAAAAATTCTACTTCAGAGGAGTCGATGAAAGAAAAGTTGTCTCAGGATGATCGTGATGCGATCGAGAAAGCATGCAATGCGTCCATCGAATGGATGGAATCAGTAGCACAAAAAGATATTGAGGCATCTGAATATGAGGAACAGCAGAAGAAACTGGAAAGTACTGTTTCTCCGATTATTTCAAAACTATACGCTGGTGCCGGTGGCGGAATGCCTGGCGGAATGCCTGATTTTCAAAATCAACATCAAAACCAGTCAAAGCCAACATCAGGACCAAATATTGAAGAGGTTGATTAGATGTTATCAGTAATTGTAATTACTTTTATTTATTTTAGAATTTTACTGCTTTAAAATATTTATTACCAAAGTTAATAAATATTTATAATATTTATAATAAAATAATATAATAATAATATTAATAAAATAATATAATAATAACATACTAATAAAAGTATAATGCAATATATGAAACTTACAAAAGACATGTCCAATCCGGTTCGTGCAGTTGCTGTATTCAACGACAAAAAAATAAATGGTGTTGTTCATTTCACAGAAGAGCCATCCAAGTCGCGTATACGCATCGATGTATCAATCGTCGGTTTGAAATCATCAGGATTGCATGGTTTTCATGTTCATGAGTGCGGAGACATGAGTGATTCGTGTGAAAGTATGTGTGCTCATTTTAATCCTTATAATAAAACACATGGATGTCCGGGCATGAAAGACCGTCATGTGGGCGACCTAGGAAATCTTAAAACAAATGCGAAAGGAGAAGCAAAGTATACTTTTTATGATGATTTTATTAGTTTGCGTGGAACAAAGTCAAATATTATTGGTCGCGGCTTAATTATTCATGCAGACGAGGACGATTGTGGGCTAGGAGGACAACCTGATAGTTTGGTAACAGGACATGCGGGAAAAAGAATTGCATGCGCAGTTATCGGGTATGCATCTCCGCTAAAAAAGTAACAAGCAACAAGTAAAAATATTCAAATTGCGCCATGCACGCACACACATTATCGAATATAAAATGATGGGTCAATAACACGTTTTGCCCCATATGTAAGCTTGTCGGTGTCATATTCATTAATGCGTCTTTTTTCAAGTTCGCCTTCGCTGTTGCTGAAAACGATTGCTTTAATATTTAATTTTTTCATTCTCACAGTACAGTGAAAACAGGGTGCAGATTCGGCCATTTCACCGCTTCGCGAACGCCGTACAATATAAAGAACCAATTTCTGGACGATTTTGGGAGACAGCTCCATGATACATAATTTGTGGAGTACAGATATCTCAGCATGAGCGCTACAACATTTGCGAAAATGGAGCAGTCCGTCTTTGGAATGAGATCGTATATTATTACAACCTTTTGCTACAATTTTACCATTCAAAACGGCGATACATCCATGCTGCATAAGAAGTGTAGATTTTGATGCTTCGTCTAGAGCAATGCTTGCAAATCGGTGATCTTTGTTGCTGATGTGTCGATGGCGATACACTTGCGCCATTAAGGGTGAGGGCGAATATTCGGAGTCAGATGAGTCGCTTGAGCTTGAGCTTGATATAGAAGTAATAAATTGGTCACAGTTTTCAAATTTTTCATGAACAGGTGAAGCGGTATTCTCTTTTGTTTTTTTATATGAATACATAGTTGTTAACTTTTTGTTATATCTTAGATTATATAACAAAAAACGGTTCAATTTCTTTTTTTAAATAAATATATAAACATTATTTAAAAATAAAATAAAACTAAATAAAACTAAAAAATAAAAACCAAAATAAAATAATTTCAACTAATCTTCTTTGAAGGAGTCTCATTTGAAATAAGATAGATAGAGTTTTCTGTTACAATAATGTACTCAGTCTCGACCTTGTAAATATTTGCAATAGGGCTTGTGTACTCATCCTCACTCTTTACAAGAAGCTTTTCACCTGACTCGCGAACACCAATGATAATGGACTTATCAAGAGATGCTGTCCAGTAATCCATCATAACGGGTTTATCCTGAACAATCGCTAATTTACAACTATGTTGCAGACAAACGTTAGACGGAAGACGGTAAGCAGACTCGCCGGTTTTTCCACCTGAAGAAGAAGAAGAAGAAGAAGATTGAGACTGACCCGCAGATTGCTGATTTTGATTCGACGAACTCATATTATATAATTAACAAATTTAATAATCTTTAAATACTTATTAATAAAAAAACATATATTAATTAAATAAAACTAAGTTAAATAAAACTAAGTTAAATAAAACTAAGTTAAATAAAACTAAGTTTTATTAAGATTTAATTATGAATTATTTAAAATGTACATATTTTAAATCAACTAAATATCTTCAACAACATTAATAACTTTGCGACGTAGTTTAACATTTTGTTTTTTAGGTTGAATAATATTCAACAGGTTCCCAATTTCAGGATATTCTACTTCTAGTAATTTTTTAAGAAATCGATATATACAGTGTAGTACATTCTCATCGCACCGTCCCACAATAAGGACGCTTCCTGTTCGAAAAATCATAAACGATATTTCGTATGCTTTATCAATTTCATTTGCTGGTGGATGTTGTCCTGTTTGATTTTCTAGACCTGGTATATAATAAAACTTACTTTGAATACCAGGATAAGAACATGCATCATAGTTGCTATTTATACGATATTTGTATTTAAGAATATTGTACAGTCTATCACGGTTAATAAAATAGCCACAATTGAAGTTTGAATTAATAAGAACGGTTTCACACTTGTCGGGGATGAAGTTAATATGTGGACCAACAATTGGTTTTAAAATAGTTATAAGAAGTTTTAAAACTTGAGTAAGTGATTCGTCTGTTTGGATTCCAGGAATTTCCAGTTTTCCAGTATTAAACACTTTTATATGCATTTCTTTAAAACCTTCACCTGACTGGTCGCGAATTCGCATAATAAGCACGAAACAATTGAAAAACGCTCGCTTTAATTTGCACCGATAATTTAGAATATCTTTTTTACAAAGACCAACATTGACTTTAAGCTGAACTTTAAATTTGATTCTTCCTTCTGGGTTATCAATATGTTCTATTTCTTGTTCTTGGTAATATTTTTCATGTTTCAACAACTCTCTTATTTCTTCTAACTCTTTTGGGTCTGTCGTAGAAACCTTAATTTGTTTTTTAATAATACACTCGTTGGGAGTAGAATATTCAGAAATCGGAATATTCCAAAATACCTTTTTGATATCAATAGGTTCATTCAAATATGATATTTTCGTTTTAGTGGATATATATATATTACTACACACTGGTTGTTGTGCTTCACCACTAACTGTCGCATTTAATATATTTGGTATTTTACTATCATAATCATCCAAGTCAATATCTTCTAATTCTTCAAGCTCGCCAAGTTCGCTCAACTCATCGTCGCTACCGCCCGTACAACCCGTACAGTGTTTTGCTTTTATAGTATTTTTTTTTGAATGAAGATTATTTTCTACAATTTTCAAAGATGACACATTTATTTTTTTTTTCGAATGTTTTGGTTTCGACAATCCCGATAAAGGCATAGGCATAGATAGATGTTGAGTTTCAGTGTCAAAACTAGTAGGAGACTTTAAAACCGCATTAGTTTTATCATTTGTATCAATAATTGCCGTATATGAAGTCATAGTGGAATCCATATTTTTTTGATAAGAATTGGTAACATTATTTTTAGCACTATTTTTTTCATTTGATAGAATAATTGCTCCTTGCGATAAGAAACTTTCCCATTCGTCGTCAACAGCAGACATGTTGCGTATTTGACAAATTTCTATATCTCTATTTATTTCTATTATTTTCTTTAAGTTATTTCAATTATATATTCTCTAAAACAATATAGAGAAAATAAATATAGTTATTTAATTATTGCAAAACTACGCATTATTTTGTGTAAAAAATATCTTCAACTTGTAAATCATGTAGTTTAAAAGGTGTTCAGTTTTACAATCTTGTACATGCATAATATTTTCAATATTATATAAAAGTTCTGTTGTTATTGGATAGTTTCTTATTATATAGTTGAGGTAATTTTTTATTATATTTTTTGGTTCTATATTATATTCCCTGCTTATTTTGTTAATTTTTTTTAATATAGAATCTATTTTTATACTTTTTGTATTTTTTGTAGTTTTTTTTAAATATTTTGTTAACTGAACCCATAACTCATTTTTAATAATTTTACATTCATGTATAAGGTCTTGGTTAGACTGCATATAGTTTATCATACTTCTAATGTCAGACATAAAATGTTTTTGGATAGATATTAAAATATCGTCTTTAATTTTAAGATTTTCATTTTGATTTATTTTTTGTAAAAATTTCAGTATATCATTTTCAGGAAGCTGGTTAAAACGCATTCTTACAAACTCAGTTTGAAGTGACTCATCAATACGACTAATATAGTTACAAATAAGACAAAATCTTACATTGAAATTATTATTATAATTGTTTAATAAATATCTGAGCGCTATTTGTGCGGTTTTTGTCATGTAGTCTACTTCATCTAAAATTACAAATTTCATACCATCTCCAAATAACGATTTCGAGTTTACAAAACTATTTATTTGGTTTCGGATAATATCAATTCCTCTTTCATCTGATGCATTTAAATGAATCATTAATCCCTTGTTTTTAAGATTCATTTTTTCTTGATAAACATTTACCAAGTTGATAATAGTCGTCGTTTTACCCGTACCTGGCGGACCATAAAATAGTAGATTAGGAAAGTAGTTATTATCTATTATATTTTTCAATAATGTTTTATTTAATGGGTCCAATACAATATCCTCAAAACATGACGGTCTGTATTTCTCTACCCATGGTGTAGAATTTTTCAAAAAGTCACTATTATTTGTTCCTCTATTATATTGACACTGCATGGGTAATAACATATTTGTATTTGTATTTGTATTTGTATTTGTATTTGTATTTGTATCTGTATCTGAACTTATTATTACATTTTCAACAACACATTCATCTTCTGAAAAACTTTGCACACTTGTACCTGTATCCAATTCCTTATGCTGCATTATATTATCATATGCTTTGTCAATAGTAGCAGTATCCGTATTTATCTTTTTATAAAATGAATATATTGTCTTACCTTCTTTTTGAGAGTTATTAACATTATTATCTATGTTGGAAGTTTTAGTTTTTACTATAGTTACCATATTTTAAAATTTGCTTTATAATTGTTTATTTTTTAGTTTTAATAAGTTTTTTTTATAAATATAATTGAAACTGTATATTATATATAAATGAATAATACCGATTTATCGCATACGTGTTCTTTTATATCCGAACATAATATACAAAGTACAAAAATGAATGCTTCATCATCTGCTGTTTCATCTAATAATGTCAATGTAAAACCAAACAATGAAGGATATTTAGAATTAATTCTCGGTCCAATGTTTTCAGGTAAAACATCTACACTTAAAAAAATATACGACCAGTGCATGTATTGTAATATGCCTGTTATGGTTATTAACTATGAAGCCGATAACCGGTACTGTGATGCTTCGTTTATGTCTACCCATGATAAAATAATTATTCCGTGTGTTAAGGGGGTATCTATTTTAGAAATTTTGGAACAAAACAAAGAAAAAGTTAATGAATCGGAAGTGATACTTATTAACGAAGGGCAGTTTTTCAAAGACATAGATACTGTAATTCACCTGGTTGAAAATTTACACAAACGTGTTTATATTTGCGGACTAGACGGCGACTTTAAGAAAAATAAAATCGGTTCTTTGCTAGATTTAATACCGCACTGTGATAATGTTTATAAACTTAAGTCGCTTTGTAGCGAATGTCGCAATGGTAAATCCGGACTTTTCAGTTATAGAATTACAGATGAAACAGATCAAGTAGTAATAGGTGTAGAAAACTATAAACCGGTTTGTCGTGCATGTTTTGAAAGACTTTCAAACACTAAGAGTTAAAATAAAACATATATTAAAACTATTTAAATTCGTCTTTTTAATTAGAGTATATATATCATTTAATATGAATACTAACACTAACACTAACACTAACACTAACATTAACACTAACCCCGATCCCAATAATCAATCTAACGCTGTAAATATGCTATATGAAATTAGTAATCACAATTTGGTAAATCCTGCAGTTATTGTTGAAAAGAAAAAAAGAGGAAGAAAAAAAACTATAAAGACCGATGTTGTTTTACCGAATATCTCAAGCGATAATACGGCGACAGCTGTTACTGAAAAAAAAATAAGAAAAAGGAGATCTAAAAAGAACATGGCTCTTGCAAATGGACTAGCAATTGCTAATGGTACTGAAAGTATTGAAAGTTCTGATTCAAAAGAAGTAGTTCCTGGTGTGAAAGTAAGAAAGCGCAGAGTATGCAAATCTAAAAATAATAAAAATGGTGAGATAAATACTGATACAAATGTAATAATAGATTCAACCAACCCGGAGACACACCCACCTGAAGAAAAAGTTGTTAAAAAAAGAGGTAGAAAACCAAAAGGCGGAAAAATTATTACGCAAAAACTAGAAGAAAATAATAATAACAATGAAATACCTAACATTATTTTACATTTAAAATGCTCTCTTAATGATATTAAAAATAAAAATAATGATAATGATAACCAGAATTGTGACGAATTAGAACAGAGTCAAATCCAAAGCTATAATAATTCAACGCAGTTAAAGGGTAGTGATATTTTTATTAAAACGTCTCAGTCGAATACAGAATCAAAAAATTCATCTAACATTGCCGCACCTATTCCACCATACAATGATAGTTTGTCACATTTATTTAAAGTATATAATCCGGTGATTATATCTACAGATTCAGAAAAAAATGAAACAAACACGCGTGCAAACATGCATACACACGCAGCTGCATCTATTACAAATTCTAGCAATGAAATTTTAAACCAGAGAACCGGTTTGTTCAATAGTGTATACTCGCCTGATATTAACTTGTATAGCAATGAGTATGATGACGGTGATGATGTAGATAGTATAACGGGAGCATGTAAAAATGAAAAGGAAATATGGCGAAAAATAAATCAACTAAAAGTCAGTTTTCATAAAAGCGATATTTGTAAAAGTATTGGAGGTACTCAACGTTCTGCATGTTTTTGGTGTACATGTGAATTTGATTCTCCTGCAATCTATATACCGAAAACCTTGACAAAGGACGTATATAATGTATATGGTTGTTTTTGTTCACCAGAGTGTTCAGCGGCTTTTCTTATGAATGAGAATATTGATACTTCTACGAAGTTTGAAAGATATCATCTATTGAATTTGCTTTATGGAAAAATATATAAATATGAGAAAAGCATTAAAATTGCACCGAATCCTTTTTACCTTTTGAATAAGTTCTATGGAAATCTGACAATACAAGAATATAGAAAGTTATTTCAAAGTGAGCAGATGATATATGTTGTAAATAAACCCCTTACACATATTTTGCCTGAACTGTACGAGGACAATAATGACTTTCTTCTTAACAATAAAATTATACCAACAAATTCTGTGAATATCAAAAAAAATAAACCATTAAAGAGTAATATTATTAATAATGCTTTTGGTATTACGGCTGGAGGTAGTTAAAGCGTTAAGAGTAGTATTAAAAGGTGTAAAATTATGATTATTTATAATAGTCATAATTTAAGTTTTATTATAAAGGAAACTATTCTTGTTGTTGTTGTTGTTGTTGTTGTTGTTGTTGTTGTTGTTGTTGTTCATGTAACTCCTTTGCTTTTTTATGCCTTTCTAAAAATTCATTATATCTCTTTGCTTGTTCTTGTTTTTTCATAAAATTAATGGAAGCATTATCCATATATTCTCTAATAACACCATATCTTTTTTGATGAAGAGACTTTGAATTTTTTTCCTTTTCACGTTCCTCGCTTTTATCTACAACACCCAAAAACTCTTTGATTACAAGAGTAATATCTCCTTTGTGTTTTTCCAAACTAGCAATGGCCTCATCTCTTGTATACGTGGTTTGGTTCATGGTAATTTCAATAAATCTTTCATATTTTTGTTTTTGTAAATTAATATAATACTCTTTTATCAAATCTTGTTGTCTTTTTTGCTCAATATCGCTTTCAGTTAAAATTATATTTTTATCAGTGACAGTATCATTTTCGATTACATTTTCGTGTACTTTTTCATCATTTTCTTTTCCTGAATTTTCCATTAAATATATTTATTATATACTTATTTATTAAATATTTTTTAAATCATATTAAACGAATACCAATATTTATATATATCCATCTATCTATCGTATTTCCTAAATATTCAAATGCCTGAAGTCAAAGTAGAAAATACAACTACAAACTTTAAATATAATAAAATAGATATTTCTCCTATATTAAAAGATGTTGAACAGTGTATAAAATCAGGATTACATGATAAGTTACAGTCATTTTTTTATGAGTATGAAACATATGAAAATACCCATAATGAAGTTTTTAACTTAACTGTTGTAAAAAATTTAGTACGCCATAACCAGGTATTAACTCGTGTAATTAGTAAAAGTGTTTGTAAAAAAGAAGTTGATTGTGAAGAAGAGTCTGATAATGAAGATAATTTTTCTAAAAATTCAGAACTATTACTTCTTAAGCAAGAAATTCTTTACCTTAAAAATGAATTAAATAAATATAGAAAAATAAACAGTGAGCATGAATCTTCATCTATTAATCTTGAAATTAAAGAAAAAAAATGTAACTGTGTTTGTAGTTGTAACAAAAGCGAAGATATTAGTATTATAAATAAAATGTTATTGGGGCAAAATGTTAAAAATATTATTTTAAAAGAAAAGCAAAATAATGAATTCTATAAAAGTGATGTAAACGAGGAAGAAGAGGAGGAAGAGGAGGAAGAGGAGGAAGAGGAGGAAGAGGAAGAGGAGGAAGAAGAGGAAGAGGATGAAGAGGAGGAAGAGGAGGAAGAAGAGGAAAAGGAGGAAGAAGAGGTAGAGGTTGAAACTGCAAATGAAACCACTGAACATGAAGATGATGATGATGAAGAAGAAGAAGAAGAAGAAGAGGATCAGGAACATGAAGCTGTAAATGATGTTAAAGAAGATACAGTAGCAGATGTTGACCAGGAGGAGGAAGAAGGAGAAGAGGAAGAAGAGGAAGAAGAGGAAGAAGAGGAAGAAGAGGAAGAAGAGGAAGTTAAGTTACCAACTTTTCCGACAAAAAGTGAAATAGTTTCTAATATTACCGTGGATGATGTAGAGACGGAAACTGAAGAAGATGAAAAAGAGGAGGAAGCTCATGAGGAAGCTGAGGAGGAAGCTGAGGAGGAAGAAGAGGAACTATTCGAGGTAGAAATTAATGGTGTAATATATGTATCGAATGACGATGAAGATGGAAATATTTACTCATATATAAACGAGGAAGTGGGAGAGAAGGTGGGACAATTTAAAGACAAGAATGCAACTATTTTTGAGGGAAAAAATAAAGGAACATATGACAGAACAAAATGTAAATTTGATTTGTAATTAAAGTATTGATATATTAATAATAAAAATTTAATTATTTGTAAAACCAATATATTATGTTATATTTTTATAATATAATATAATATACAATAAATAAAATAAACAATGGTTTTAGAAAATGTATGCGCACCAGCACTTTTATATTTAGCATTTTCGATTATTCAAATAATTATTGATATGTACCGCGGCGACACAATACAGGCTTTTTTTAAGTTTATTGTCATGATAATTTTCACGATAGTTCTTAATGCAATATGTAATAGTGGTATGACCATAATTTCATGGTTTATTGTTTTTATTCCTTTTATTTTAATGACTTATGTTACTACTATCTTGTTCTTTATTTTCGGAATTAACCCTTCCAAAATGAAACCATCCGATAAAAAGTGTTGGGAAACACAATTTGGATGTTGCGACGATGGTAAAACTACAAAGGAAGACCCATCGGGAAGAAGTTGTCCACAAATGCGGTTAGTAAATGTATTATCCGTATCAGAACCTACAGCAGCAAATAATAAAGATATTCACTATTTATATCCTCAAGGCAGAAGTTCGCGCGACTACTCAATCGGTGGAGGAAGTGTAAGGACAAATAAAGGAACATGGAGAGACAATAATAAAGATAGTAACTATTATGACGCTAAGAGGTCAGAAAAATATAGAGACATGTTAAGAAGCAAAATTTCCCCAAAAGCTATGGATAGTAAGGAATTATATTGGAGATCTAAGTTAAATAAATCAGACTGGAATGATGATAAAGAAATACAAGATAAAATGTCAAATGTGTCTACCCCAGCTGCCCCTGATTCACAAGATAAATCAATGCTAAGTTTTCTACTTCCACTTTTATTAGCTATGTCACCACAATCTAATTTAGCACAACCTTCGGCGGGAGCAATGGGAACAACTGCACCAGTAGTAGGAGGAGCAATGGGAGGAGCAATGGGAGGAGCAGGAAGAGCTCCAGCACCAGCACCTGCTCCTGCTCCTGCTCCAGCTCCAGCACCGGCACCAGTACCAGCACCGGCACCAGTACCAGCTGGACAAGTAACACAACCAGCTCCAGTACCTGCACCAGTACAAACAACTTCATCCGTACCACCACCACCAGTACAAACAACATCATCTGTACCACCAGCACCAGTACCAGTACCAGCAACTATATAGTAAACATTTTAAAATTTAGTATATTTATTTTATAATATTGTTAAACACAAATATAATATTTATGTAAAAGATTTAAACATATATAAATATTATAATACACAGTTACAAATAGTATTTACGGAAATGAAAAGTCGCAATAGTACTTACTTATCTCCTCCCACCAACGAACAAATGGATGTTACATTTTTTAACTACTTTAGCACAGTTGCTTTAGGACTAATGTGTTACTCATTTTTTAACCCAGGATTTGTTTTTGATATGTCGCTGTTTCTAGCATATGGATTTGCAAAAACCATGATTACAGGTTGTGACATATATAATCAATATATTTATACGCCATATAGAAAACATATTAAGAAGCCTCTTATGGAAATTTTGAATATAGATAATGGTTTATATGAAGTAGAGATTGTAAAAAATGGACGAATTATTCATAAGTTTAAGACAATGTCAGATTTTATTAAATACCGTCCTATTAAATTTATTAACGAGGATAGTGAAGATTCAGGTTCAGACTCCGGAACAGAAAAAGATGAGTCAGAGCAGCAACAACCGCAACCACTACAAAGGTCAGAGTCACAATCGCAAACACATATAGATTCAGATATCAAAGTTGAAACGTCTGTAGATGCCGACCTTACACATGAAAATGTTGATATTCATAAAGTTGAACCTGATGCCGAACATTCGAGCAATGAAGGTGAAGAGAATGATAGTGAAGAGGTCGACACCGAAGACACATCTGATACTGATACCGATGACTCAGGCGATGATAATCTTATTCTAGACCCAAGTGAATATGATTTCGTTCTAAGGAATATTTATTTTGAAGATGACACTGTAAATACAACATTTGGTTACTGTTTGAAATACGAAACATTCCGCAAGTCTGATATGAAACCAGATCAGTATGAATATGAAGAAATCAAAAATATGTTATCGAAACGAAGATTTATAGGAATACATCTTAAGACAGAAGAAAAGGACTATGTTATTAATTTGTCAAGTCCTGTAAATTATTATCTTGTAAACAATACAATTCTAGATTACTCATTTCTTAAAATGTACCTTTTTAATCGTTATAATGTTAGTTTAGGAAATACTTATAAACTATCATGTATCGACAATTTTATCGAAATGTATACTCTAGAACAAGGCAAGAAGTTTTTTGTTAAGAACAATATGTTTAAGGTAGTAGATGATGAAACTTATAAAGTCGATAATGAATCCGTTTCTACCGACGCCTCTGAACAGGAAAATACAGTAGAGTCAACACAAGATGCTGGTGATGCTTTAACAGAAGCAGATATCGAAATTGTTGAATCTAACTATAACTATAACTATAACACTCAATGAAGAAATCATAAATAGAAAAGTGAAAGTGAAAGTTACATAAATAAATTTAATAATTAGTAAATAAAGTATATTATAAACCTATATAGAAATATATGTTTATAATATATCATAATGGTTGATAGTGATACTCATAATTCTCCTATTGTATTGAAAATGAATAGCGACACGAATACATTAGACGAAAAATCCAGCGAATCCAATAATTTACATAAATTATCTGATACATGGATATTATGGGCACATCTTCCACACGATACCGACTGGAGTATTAAAAGCTACATTAAAATATGTTCTTTTAATACTGTTGAAGAGACCATTTCCATTATAAACGTACTCCCTGCAAAACTAGTTACAAACTGTATGTTGTTCATAATGCGCGAAGGTATAACCCCAACGTGGGAAGACCAGCGCAATCGCAAAGGTGGCTGTTTTTCGTATAAAATAAGCAACAAAGATGTTTCGCAGGCATGGAAAGAACTTACTTATGTTCTGGTAGGTGAATCTATGGCTGATAATAAATCAATACTCCCTCTTATTAACGGTATAACTATTTCCCCGAAGAAGAATTTTTGTATTGTCAAAGTATGGCTGGCGAGCTGTGAGTTTAGGGATTCTAGTGTAATTAAAGAGCTACATGGAATCTCATCTCATGGTTGTTTGTTTAAAGAACATATGCCCGAGTATTAAAATTACAATTCATGACCAAATAATATTATATCAATGCTAATAACATTACACATTGATATAATAGTAACATAAAACCTAAAATATAATACCTAATACCTAGTACCCTTGATCATTATTTATGACGAAGGTAGAGGAGAAAGCGCAAGCTTGACCTCACCCAAACTTGCAACATAATATTTAATAACAAGAGGCAAGTCATTTTCCAAATACATTTCGATCTGACTACACAGATTCGTGCATTTGATAAAATAACTCAAGTTTTTAAGCGAGAACTCACCTTGAATAATTTTACTTGTTGACTGTTTCTGAATAAATTTCATGCTTTCATCTGATTCTACTCGCCGTACTTCTGCTGTAGCAAATTGCCCCGAACATTTGAAAATAAGCTCATTGCCTACCGACTTAATCTCCAGTTTCTCCGACAAATACGACAAATCGCGAATAATCTTTTGAAAATCGGCCGAAGGCAAATTGATTACCGAGGAAAATACAACATTTGGCTCCTCCAACTCCTCAGAGTCTGGCTCAATTAGTCGCAACTTTTGTGTCTTACATTGCTTAATATCTCCATTTTCAAACTTAAGTCCCAGATGAGATACAATACCATCATTGTAATCTTTCTTCTCAATATATATTGTCAATGTATCATCATTGTCAATCGAGTTAATAAGCTTAAACAAATGAAACATGTTAACACCTATGATAATCTTCTCCTTATCACACTCATATAGCTCAAAATTCTCGGCAGCTAGATGCAAATGCGCCAACATAGTATGCGACTTGTCCATATTTATAATACGAATACCATCCTTCTTAAATGTAATATTTGTCTCTAATAAAATATCCTTTAGCGCCGTCATTAGTGTCCTAAATGGTGCAATTTGAACAGTCTTGATTGTAAGAACATTATCTGGATTACTCATCCTTAGTTTATATATATCTTATTTTAACATAAATCTTTAAATAGTTATGACTATTATTAAAAATATACAAATAAAATATTATTTAAACATTATTAATTAAACATTATTAATTAAGAATAATAAATTATATATATATACAACTAATACATATTTTTATGAATACAGCCCCTAATATAACAACACCTACAACACCTACAACACCTACATTATTACCACCTAATTTATTATTATCTACACCTTCTGTTGCAAGTCCTCTCCAAACTTCATCACCTGCATCACCGCTTACTGCATCGCCGCTTACTGCATCGCCGCTTACTGCATCGCCAAAATTTTCGTCTCATTCATCCATTGATATAGAAAATGGAAAAAGAATTGATGGACTCGATGAACATGGTTTCATATATATTACTGTAAAAGGAAACGCAGAAAGTAGAGGATATGCGCAAGGATTTTTACTAGCAGATAGAATTGTAAAATTTATAAGAACATATGCCTTCTTTCTTTGGACTGAATATGGAAGAGATATTACATTTTTTACTAAAATGATAAAAGACTTATTTGGTCCTATTGTTTTAGAACAGTACAATGAATACTACTTGGAAATGACAGGTATTGCGCGCGGTGTATTAGATAAAATGTCGAAATTACCGACTAAACAAGAACAAGACAAATATTTCACCGAAGGAGCTATTGAAGGAAACAAAATAGTTTTGCCCGCCGACTCACATCTCGACTATAGTAACCTAGCTTATAATAACCCATCACAAGAAGAAAAAGAAAAATACACGAAAGAAGGGAAAATATTAATAAATATTGATTTTGATATAATTTTTCTTTTAAATTGTGTTGTATCCGTAGACTATGTATATGCTAAATTAACGGATATTTTTAATAGTAATAAATCTCTCAAATCTTCATCTGTTTATAAAGAATATTTTAGAAGTTTACAACCCGTAGCCGCATCAACAGAGTCAAGTGGAAAGTCACGTAATTTGTTTAGTTTATTCAGTAGAAAAAAACCAGCTGCGAGTGTAGAAGGAGGAGCTGATAGATGTAGCGCATTTATGGCTGTAGGTGATAAATATGTAGCAGGAGGAGGAATTATATGCGCCCATATTACATTCGATAACTTTGTTATGGGACAATTTGATAATATTATTTTATTCATGGATACATCAAACACGCACACACCTGAAAAACCGTCTTATAATATACTTATGCAAACTTTCCCTGGTTCGATATTCAGTTCAACTGACTTTTTTGTTACATCAGCAAACATGATGGTAACAGAAACTACCATTGGCGGATTTAATGCATTTGAGCTACACGCTCCGTCATGTGTTCGTTGCCGTAAAGCAATGCAATATTCCGGAACACTAGATGAGTATGTTAAAAATCTTAGAGAAAATAATTCAGGTGACTATGCAAACACATGGTATGTTGGTCATACGTTAAGCAAAGATTCTAAGGGTAACCAACGTCCTGAAATTATGAGAATTGAATTAGGTCTTAAATATGTTCATGTTGAAAAAAAGACAAATGGATATTTTATCGGGTTTAATGCCTGTTATGATCCACGTATTCGTAATCTTGAATGTAAAAATGATGGTTTTTTTGATATACGCCGACATTCGGGTGCACGACGTGTTACCTTAGATATGAAAATTAAAGAATATACCGAAGGCATTAAACGAATCTCTGCTACCGAAGCACAGTTAATAATTTCTAGTCACTGGGATATATACTTAGAAAAAGAAAACCCATGTTCGCGTACTATATGCTCACATTATGACCTCGATAAACGCGAATATATTTCTCAAGAAAGTAGACCAAAACCATACCAACCACGAGGTTCAGTTGATGGAAAAATATGTTCTAGTGACCTATGCAATAAAATGCAGTTTTTGGCGCGATGGGGAAATGCGTGTGGAACAGATTTCAAAAAGGATGACTTTTGTAACCTTCACGCACAATGGGAATACCAGCGTGCTTATTTGGAAGATAGGTTAAGAAAACCATGGGTGGTTTGTACTGAAGTGAATATAACAAAGCAACATACCCATATGAGCACAGCAATAAAAGTGTATGATTTTTCTACTGGTAGTGCTAGCGCTAAAGGTAGCGTCAATACAAGTGCAACCATTAGTAAACCATTATCTCCTGTTACTTCTCCTGTTGTTGCTCCTTCTCCTGCTGTTGCTCCTCTTCCTACTGTTCCTGCTCTTGCTCCTCTTCCTGCCGTTCCTGCTATATCTTCACCTCTTCCACCACCTATACTTCCCTCTTTATCATCTCCGAAACCTACAATTATGTCTAATCCTACTAATACACATAAGCTAGTTAAACAACATGAACCGATAAATAATAATAGTATATCATATGATGATGATTTATTTGATGGTGTTGTCGGAGGCTCACACAAACTGTCACAAGAATTTGATAATAATAAAGAGTTAAAAGAATTTAATAAAATGTTTAATAAACAAAATAGAAAAAGTTATAAGTCAAAGAATTCCAATACAAGAAGGAATAAAAAGAATGATAAATAATGACTAACGATAAATAATATAATATAATATATTAAACATTGCATTATATTATATAATATACATACACATACACATACATACACTACCATGCAACCATCTACGCTACCAGTAATCATACACGATAAAGATAAATGTTCCCCCAAACTTGGACCAAAAACCGATCCTATAACAGAGTGCGAAGAACTTGTAACTATTGTAAAAGAATTATACAGTAAGTATCTAGAGGATGATTATGCTCGTACCGCATTAGTATCCCACATAAAGAACACACTTCCGTCTTTGTTACAGCAAAAATGTGATGCTAGGGTTCAGCGTGAAGAGCGTCGAAAAACCCTCGAAGAAACATCGGAAGAATTTATTCGTGAGTTTATCAATAGTTCTTCTTATTATTATAATCAAAATATCGACCTCTTTTTTGTCTACCATTACAACACGTATAAGATAATAAACGAGGATGAAATCGAGCATGAGATTAGAACGACAATTACCGACCAACAAAATGCTGAATTGTCCACCTGGAAGTATAAAATTAAAAACCAGATTATTAAAAAGATAAAGGAGCGAGACCTTCTAACATCTATTCCAGAATCAGAAACAATTCAGCGTGTATTAAATGCACTGACTCCTTTCGTATTTAAGAATAAAGATAGTGCGAAATATTTTCTCACCATTATTGGAGATATTCTTCTTAAAAAAAATACACATACATATTTTATTTCAACCAAGGCGAAACAATTTATTAGCGAACTTGGCGAAGAAAGTTATGCTCTTTTCGGTACATCAAATATGATGAATCATTTCAAATTTAAATTTTACGAGCATAAATACGAAGATTGTCGTTTGATTGACATTGTTGAGAATGTTATTTCATTTCCTTTTTATACACATAATGAAGGTTTGAAACATGCTGCGGGGCACAATGGACTCGGACACTCGTCATCTTCTTCGTCTCTTTCAAGTCTTGTAGGTGGTATGGGCATGGGTATGGGTATAGGTATGTCATTATCCATGTCAAATAGTGGAATATCTACTCCGAAAACGCCGACAACACCGGGTCATGGTCATGGTCATTCACACACACACTCTGCAAATATTATTCAAAAACAAAGCATGCTCGATTTATTTTGTGTAGCAGCACACTATTCGTCACGGTTTAATAGTGCTGACTTATTTATAGAAAAAACGTGCAAAGACCGTACTGTAAAAGAACAGGCTTTTTATTTGAAAAATACAACCGATGATGGTATTCTTTCACGCTTTATTTCATCGACAACAGAGCCTTGCAAAGGTGTACATATTACGTGGAAAAATATGCTTTACCTTTGGAAAATCTTCATTGAAGAAGAGAAAATCCCTAATGTTTTTTTCACGAATGTTCTTAAAAAACATCTTATGAAACGACTTGAGTATTCATGCGAACATATCCACGCAAGTGTCGTTGCGAGTATTGGTGGAGGTGGTATAGGAGATATGGGAGGGCTGGATATAGGAGGTACAGGAGATTCAGGAGAAATTGCCGAAGTAAATACAGAAGTGAATATAGAAGTGAATACAGAAGTACTGGATAATAGAGAGATGTTTTTAAATATTACGAGCAAACATTTACCGCTTGTTGGAAAATTTATGTCATTTTGGAACGAAAATATTAGATGTAATCATACGGAAATCGAATTAGAAATAGATGAATTGTCGACACTGTTTTTAAATCATGGAAATGTTTATCATGGAAACCAGAAAAATATTCAGACAATTACGGACCAGACAATTTTAGGATTTATTCGCCATTTTTTGCCCGATATTTGTATCGAAGAAGATAAATACTTGATGAATATTGGGTGTAAATTATGGGATAAGAAACAGGAAATATTGAACGGGGTTGAAGAATTTAAGAGGGTGAATTTAGCGGGAAGCAGCAATAATACGGCAAGCGGCACTTTAGGAAAGGGTAAGAGTAAAAATAAGGATGTAAATATGGTTACAGCGGCGGCGGCGGCGGTAACGGCGGTAACAGCGACCACATTATCATCATCAGCATCATCATCATCATTTCCGGTTCATACGATATACGATTTTTACTGTAAATGGGGATATAAACATAATAAGATGGTGGTAAGTAAACGTTACTTTGAGAAATTCTTTATTGATAATTACGGGGACAGTTTGATAGAAAAGAATGGAACACTTTGGTGGAGTTATTAATTTAAAGATAAAAATTTATTATATAATATATTCTATCTGTAATATATCATATAATATAATATTAAAAAAATAGCTGAAATTGATATGGAAGATACTGCTGCTGTTGAACGTACTCGTGCTGCTGCTGAGGAAGCTGCTACTCGTGTTTTTTTCGCTAATCAGGCTTATACTGATTATGCTGCTCGTGATGATCGTGCTGCTGCTGCTGCTGCTGCTGCTGCTGCTGCTGCTGCTGCTGCTGCTGCTGCTAGTGGTCGTATTGCTGCTCGTTTTGATGCTGCTGCTGCTCGTGATGCTGCTGATCGTACTCTTGCTGATGCTCTTGCTAGTATTGCTGCTGCGGAAGCTGCTGATCGTGCTGATAGTGCTATGGTAGAAGATAATCCTCATGTTGATGCTGCTCAAGCTGCTCGTGCTTATGTTGCTACTCGTCATGCTGCTCTTGCTGCTACTTATCCCCCAGGTGCATTAGAAGCTGCTCAATTCAATTTGAGAACAATATGCGATATACTATTTAATACAGATATTAAAAGTATAGAATATGCTAGTGCTGTTTTGCTAATATCAGTGCTAAGAAGTGACCCTGAATACTATTTACGATATATTCAACAAAGAGGTGATAATTTTTTAGAAATTATGGAATCTGAAGAACAGACAGCAAAAGAAACTGCATATGCTGCTTCTGGAGCAATAGTAGAAGATAATATTGATAGTGATATTGTTATTTCTGGACGAAGTCCAAGAGCAATACAATTAGGTCATGGTATGATGCCGCTACGAGCAGAAGCAGAACAAATATATACAGATTTAATGAGTTTTATTTCTAGTACTAGAACGAATATAGCTATTCTTAAACAATTAATGCTAAAATTTAATTATACAATTCAAACCACAGTTATGCAAGGTGTCACAAGAAGCCGTGTATATGATAATATTGATTATGTTATGTCAGGTATTGCTGAAATATTTCCAAAATTTTCATTCAATATTATATGTGAAAAAGAACCATTATTACAAACAATGTTAGTAGCCGGAAGAGAAAATGGTATGGGTAAAATTTTAAGTAATTTTGTTTTTATTGATTTAAAAAATTTTTTTCAATATTACCCCGATGCTAAATTGAAAATTATTGAACCATCCGAATCAAATCGTCTATGGCAAGTTAAACTGTCGGTTCATAAAAATGATTTTGTATTTTTTTCTATACAAATTATTAATGTTAAACGTGAGTTTTTTGATAATGCCGCTGCATTAGCAGCTAATTTTCCAGCCATACCTAAACCCGTTCCTGATGGACGACCGATACAACTAAATTTTCGTGTTAAACGCAACCTAATATATCAGTTGTTTGCAAATTTGTGTTTTTCTTTATATAACAAAGCTAGTAGCAGAGATTTTAATTGTTTATGTAGTTTATCAGAATTAGATACCTTTATGCTTAATGAGTTAATAAGGTTGGGTATTGATACTGTCTCATATCCTGGGTTGTTACAATGTATTAGGTTTTTTTTAACACATTTGGTGGATACCCAGATAAATATTAAAAAAAAATATTTCATTCTTGGATTATATAATTTAATATATTGTAGTACTCAGCAGAACTATACAATCGAAACAAAAGTATATAGATGGTTATTTGACCGACCTGTTCCAGAATTAAATGTTGTTGCAAACCAAGACAATAAAAATGTATTTCTTTATGCTATGCGTATAATACAACATGTTAATTTATTATGTAAACAAACCCAAATTCCAAATGAAGAAGAATCACGAGTTGTTATGGGTGGTGGAAAACAATACTCATTATTTCAAAAAGCTTTAAATAAATTTTTTATAAATAATGTAGGTCTTTTTGATTCACTTATGCAAAGAGTTGTTGATGAACTTTATCCTGCTGACGGAACTCCTGCAAGGGTTGTCCAACGACAAAAACTAGATAGAGAATTAAAGCATACTATTATAAAGGCAGCAGCCGATGCTGATTTTGGATTTTTTCATAAACCAGGAGCATTAGGTTCTACAGAGTGTATGTCCGCGTGTATGTTATTACAAGTAGCCTTAAAAAAATTAATTGATTTTAAACTTAACGAATTTCCGGCAACATATAGAACACCTTATGATGTTGATATTGGAAACTCTTGTATTGGTAACCCTCCATCAACGCTTAGTTCATTGCGCATGGTTTTAAATGATTCATTACTATTTTATAGTCAGCTTGAAGGTGTAACTCATCCAATAGCAGAGAGTATTAATGCCCTCCTTCATCAGATTGGTATAAATCTCGATAATATAGATTCTACTATATCACCATTTGACATAGTTCCCAAAGGTTCAATGGAAGAATATATTAAACATATAATAGAAGCTGTATTATTATTTAGTGGCGAACAAATACCAGCAGAACTAGTTAATTTATGTAAAGTATTTAGCGACTATTGTATGATTACAATAGAAGGCTTTTCATCACCTTTGAAGGGAATATTCGATATATTTTATACATTATTTATAATTGAAAATTTTACAAATAGAACACTTGTTACACAAAAAATAAATAAAGAATTAAAAAGAATATCTATTTGTGCTCAAATTTTATACTTACATTATTCAGAATTATATGATCATGCTGTTAATACTCGTAATGCTGCTGCTGCTGCTCGTGATGCTGCTATTGCTGCTCGTGATGCTGCTGCTGCTGCTCCTGATGCTATGGTAGAAGGTAACCCAGCTGCTGCTGCGGATGCTACTATTGCTGCTCATGATGCTGCTCATGATGCTGCTGCTGCTACTATTGATTCGATTAATCCTATGTTAAATATTTTAAAAGATATGATAATTTATGGGTATAATGGTAGTAATTTACTTGACCCTGATCAATTTCGTTTAATAATGCAAAAATATGTAGATTTTATGCATAAACTTATTGAATTTAATAGACATCCAGATGATCTTAGACTTAACTTTTGTTGTGTTAATACACTACCTCACAATAGTAGACGTTTAACAACTATAGAAATATTTTTTATGAATTTATTAGAAAATTCAAACCATGAGCCTCCACCGGCTGACGCACCTCCTCCTCCACCCAATCCACCTCCACCTCAAATAGATCCAGCCGTTGAAACAGGTAATCCTGTCCCTGCTCGCCGTAACCTTAGAACAGAAATTCCTAGAAATATACTGGTTAGTTTAGGATGTATCAGACCGACTATAGATGCACTTAGACAAATGGACTTTAATTATCTTTCACGTTTATGTCAAAATAAAATTTATTCATCATATAGAGATACAAAGAATAAAAGTAACTCTATAGTTGTTATATCTATAGCATATCAGTCTTTTTTATGGGATACTCAAAAACAAGATCTTATAAAAAAAGGAAATATGACAGACAATGAAGTCATAGAAGATAACCAACATTTTTTTGTCGATGGTATTACTCGTGATCCGAATAGAAGTGCAATGGGATTAAGTAATATATTTATAGATAGATCAATATTTTTTGGTGGGTTATTAGCTGCTCTTGCTCCGTGTTATGACCCAGCACAAAATTTGTTAGATATATCTACAGAACAATTTGATGGTATAACAATCCATCCCCCCATACAATTTCAATTTATGTTTTGGTTTATAACGTCTGTTTTTGGAATAAAAACAAAATCTGCGCCTAAAAAAATAATATCACTATCAAGAACATACTTAAATAATATTAGAGAAATACGATTATTAATTCCTATACTGGGATGTAATATCACTTTCCCGCCTATACCAAACCCAAACCCAGCTCCTATAGAAGTAATCCAAGAAGAAGCTGGTGGAGCTGTTAGAGCTTTTAGAGCTAACCCGTCACACATCGACATAAATTATTTATATCTTGCATATGACACATATGCTATTAATCTTGCTTATAATTTGTATAAAAAAGCAAGTGCAAATTTAGGAGGTCGATTCGCAGATGATGTATTTAAAGTTAATAATATGATAGCGATACACAAAGATAGTCTTGTTTTAAGGAAAGATGTTGTATCAAGACTAACTGACGCATTTTCAAAAAAACCAAGAGGACAGGCATTTGTAAACCAGTCCTCTGCGTTTATGAATCTTATTTTAACTAATGTTATTATAAGTATCGAAGGATTGTTAAGTGTAGCTCAAGTTACAATAGGAGATTTTTTATCTTCAATTCTACGAATAGCACCCAATATATTAACAGACAATCCATATAACCCTCCAGAGCACGATATTTCAAAATTTATGGATTTTAAAACAGATCCACAATCTTATCGCAATAAATGGATTGTTTATTTTGTTACAGAAATTTTTAATTCACATGATAATGGAGACAATTTTTTTAACCATGTAGTATTATTAATATTACTATTTAGATATTTAACAATATTACCGACAGACGCTATTAGTGATCTACGCATTGTAATAACATCTCAAACAACACCAAATTGTATAGCACATGCAAAAGCTTTAATAATAAAGACGTATGCGTGTCGTCAACTCCTGGAAATTGATGTAGCACAAAGACAAGGAATAGATCTTCGTGAACTACGAGGTGATATTGACAGTGCTGCTCATGAAACACGCACTAACAATGAAGCATTTAATGCTGCTGCTGCTGATGCTACTGCTGCTGCTGATGCTGCTGCTGCTGTTGTTCTTGCTACTGATCCTAAAAACAGTAAAAAAACTCGCGCTGCTGCTGCTCCTCAAGCTGCTCCTCAAGCTGCTCCTCTAGTTGCTCCTGTTCAAGCTGCTCAAGCTGCTGCTGCTCCTATATTTCATCCTCAAGTTGCTCCTGCTGCTGCTGCTGATCCTGCTGCTGTTGCTGCTTCTGTTGCTCGTCTTCGCGGTCTTCGCGGTCGTCGCGCTGCTCCTGCTGCCGCTGCTGCCGCTGCTGCTATGATAGAAGGTAATCAAGATGCTCCTGCTGCCGCTGCTGCCGCTGCTATTCCTAGAAAAAGCGTACGTGGCAGTCGCAGCGGAGGCACAATCCGTACCCGCAATCCTCATTCACCTAAAAAAACAAACAACCATACTCGTAAGAATAAGTACAAGCGTAACAATAAAATTAAAAATAAAAAACAAAAATCCAGTCCTAAATATAGAAAAATAAACCCGTCATCGCGTTCAGGCTCCCAATCAAATAGAAAGAAATCTAAATCAAAGCTCCCCCATAAAAATGTAACATTCAAGCGAAGAAGGTATAATAATAAATAATCATATACCTGATATGCTCGCACAATATTTCATAATAATATAATTCAAATTTAGAAATATATTATTTTTATTTATGCAAACGATTTTCGATTAATTTCACGCATCTGTAACACCTCATGTTTTTAAGTCTCTCGTATATCTCCCTCCTCAATCTACTTACGAGCCTTGCGGGACTTTTTAGCGCCGATTTTAACAGCACCAAACTTGCCCTTCTTTGCAGTGTACCCATACTTCAACAAACGCTTCTCGCGTTTGGCTGATTTATGTTTTTTCTCTGAAACAATACGACCATTCTTGTTCATGACCAGGTCAAACCGTGTCAATCCACCGCTAGTCTTATAAGCAGTTTCATGCCATACTTGCGCACGAGAACCCACTAGTCTCTCAAATACGCGACCGTTGATTGTATATTTGCCGTCAGGGCGTCTTTTGTAACTGTGATGCATTTTTATACCTTATAGAAAAGAATGAGAAAAAAATATTATTTAATTATATTTTCATAATTATATGTTCATAATTACATTTTCATAATTATTATAAATAATTCTATAATAATTCTATAATAATTCTATAAATAAATCTCTAAATATATCCATATGATTCCATGATTCAATCACCCATTTCTACTCGTCGTTGCTGGACCTCCCTGAATCGGCCCAACATTTGGACCTAAACCCGATCCATTTTCATTAGGACGATACCTCATCGTCGAAGAGTACCCTGGTCCCGAACCTCCTGGGCACCCTGCCCATTTTCCATACGCATTCAACGTTTGATTCGCTACCGTAAAACATTGATTATGATTATTTGACCCAACTGACGCCACTATTTGCATTGACATCTTTATTCTACATGGAAACTTTGATACTAACAACGGATTATAAATATTCTTCTTCAATGGTTTCTCAGGACAACAAAGATGTTTTAAACGATTCGGTTTTTGTATAAAGTTAAAGTCGGACATATTATCGTACTTATATATTTACACTTTTATTTTTACGATTTATAACATTTATAACATTTATAAAATTGATATAAAATAAACATAATATAATATATAACAAATCCATTCCAACATAACAAACAACTAAACAAACCAACTTGTATAACAAGTTAGAAATCAAATCAATGCAAACGTCCACCTCTGTTGTCGAACATATCGAAGCGTCTAAACCAAAAGTTCCTAAAGCAAAAAAAACTATTAATATTCCAAAAATCGATACAGCAGCACTTGTTAGTGGAGGGGCGACGCTGACACCAGCACCCACCCAAGAACTTGCTAAATATCAGAAAATGTCCGACATAGAGCATATCCTCAAAAAACCGGATACATATATCGGCTCCATTGAAATGACAGAAGCCGAAACATTTGTCTACGATTCGGCTACATCTTCCATCGTACAGCGTGCTATTCATTATATTCCAGGTCTCTACAAACTCTTCGATGAAGGTGCAGTAAATAGTCGTGACCATTTTGTTCGCCAAGAGCAAGCAATTCGCGATGCTAAACCCAATGCATTGCCCGTAACATGCATCGAATTCGAAATAAGCGAAGATGGAACTATTTCAATCACGAATGACGGAAACGGTATCGATGTAGCGCAACACCCCGACCATAAGTTATGGATTCCTGAGATGATTTTCGGCCACTTGCGCACATCTACAAACTACGACGAAAACAAGAAAGAGAAAATCGTCGGCGGGAAAAATGGTTTCGGGTTCAAGCTCGTTCTCATCTGGTCTTCATGGGGTCGTGTCGAAACTGTCGACCATGTTCGCGGCCTCAAATATATCCAAGAATTCAAAAATAATCTTGACGAGATTTGCCCGCCAAAAATTACGAAATGTACAACAACGAAACCATATACGAAGGTGTCGTTTCGCCCCGATTATGCGCGATTTGGTATTGAGGGATTGACACCAGATATGCGCGCACTTTTCGAGAAACGTATTTACGATATCGCCGCAATTACTGACAAGTCTGTCAAGGTCAAATACAACGGTGCTCTTATTCCGGTGAAACATTTCCAACAATATATCGACCTCTATATTGGTGCAAAGGGTGAGACGAAACGTATCTATGAGGCACCCGACCCAAGGTGGGAGTATGTTGTATCTCTTGCACCGAATGGCGAATTTCAACATGTGTCATTTGTGAATGGAATCTACACACAAAAAGGCGGCAAACATGTCGAGTATATTATGAACCAGATTGTTCGCAAGTTGACCGAGTATATCAAAACCAAGAAAAAGGTGGACGTGAAGCCGACGACAATCAAGGAACAGCTCGCGATATTCTTGCGTTGCGATATTGACAATCCGTCTTTCTCAAGCCAGAGCAAGGATGAGATGGGAACAGCGGTTGCGTCGTTTGGGTCGACATGTAAAGTGAGCGACGAGTTTGTCGAAAAGTTGGCCAAGATGGGTGTGATGGATGCAGCGTGTGCTCTGACAGAGGTCAAGGAAAACAAGGCGGCGAAAAAGACGGACGGAACAAAGACGCGAACGATTCGTGGTATTCCGAAACTAATCGATGCAAACTTTGCAGGTACAGAGAAGTCGGCACAGTGCACGATTATATTTTGTGAAGGTGATTCAGCAAAGGCGGGAATTGTTTCGGGTCTTAGTCGTGAAGACCGCAACTTGATTGGTGTGTATCCGATGAAAGGCAAGATGATGAATACACGCGGAGAAGCGGTGAAGAAAGTCGCAGAAAATCACGAAATCACGGAAATCAAGCAAATTCTTGGACTGGAAGTCGGGCGCAAATATACTCCCGACGATGTGAAGTATCGCTTGCGTTATGGTAAAGTCTTATTCATGACGGACCAGGATTTGGATGGTTCGCATATTAAAGGGCTGGGAATCAACTTGTTTCAGAATGAATGGGCTTCACTTACAGAGATTCCGGGATTTATTGGTTTCATGAATACACCGATTTTGAAGGCTAAAAAGGGAACACAAGAAAAAGTATTCTATAATGAAGGCGAGTATCGTGCATGGAAAGAGGCGACCGAATCAGGAGAAGCAGCACAACCATCAGGATGGACTACAAAATATTATAAAGGTTTGGGAACAAGTACAGGCAAGGAATTCAAGGAGTATTTTGAACATAAGAAAATCGTGGATTTTACACATAGCGGCGAAGCGTGTGACAATGCGATTGACATGGTGTTCAATAAGAAACGTGCAGATGATCGCAAGACGTGGCTGGCGACATATTCTCGTGACAGATACTTGGACACGCTTCAACCTAGTGTGACATATGAGAAATTCATTAACGACGAGATGATACACTTTTCGAAATATGATTGCGATCGTTCAATCCCGAATTTGATGGACGGCTTGAAAATCTCTTTGCGAAAGATTCTGTTTTCAGCATTCAAGAAAAACCTCAAGACTGAAATCAAAGTCGCGCAATTTAGTGGATATGTTTCGGAACACTCGGGGTATCATCATGGTGAAGCAAGTTTGAATGCGGCGATTGTCGGAATGGCGCAGAACTTTGTAGGCAGCAACAACATCAATCTGTTTGAACCCAATGGTCAGTTTGGCAGCAGACTTCAAGCGGGCGCAGACTCAGCAAGTGAAAGATATATCTTTACGCAACTCAATAAGCTAACACGTCTTATTTATCGATCCGAAGACGATGCTATTCTTACATATTTGGATGATGACGGTCAGAGTGTGGAGCCGATTTATTATGTGCCGATTATTCCTATGGTCTTGGTGAATGGAACAAAAGGAATTGGAACAGGCTTCAGTACTGATATTATGTGTTATAATCCGGCGCAAATTATCGCGTATATTAAACATAAACTTGTGGGAGCATCGGCACCTGTACCCACAATCGAGCCGTTTTATAAGAACTTCAAGGGAACCATTCGGCGTGTAGGTGATACCAAGTATTTATTGAAGGGATGTTATACGATTCTAGATGATAAGAAAATTCGTATTACGGAATTGCCTGTCGGTACATGGACAGACAACTATAAGAAATTCTTGGAAAATCTTATTGAGCCGCCTGCTGCTGGCGACAAGGGAAAGGATAAAGACAAGGACAAAGATGGAGCATCGAGCAGTGCACCAATCGTGAAAGAATATAATGATATGAGCACAGATACACATGTGGATATCACAGTTACAATGGCGGCGAATATTATCAAGACGTATAGTGAAAAGGCGACGGAGTTTGAATGTAATATGTTGGAGAAAGTGCTAGGATTATACACAACGCAATCTACGACAAATATGAATCTGTTTGATGCGAAAGAGAAACTTATCAAGTACAGTAGTGCTGAAGAAATCGTGGACTCGTATAGCGTAACACGTTTGGAATTTTATGGGAAACGCAAGGATGCTCTTATTGCGGCACTTCGAAAGGAGTTGATGGTCTTGAGTAATCGTGCGAGATATATTACCGAATTATTGGAAGACAAGATTGACCTTCGTCGCAAAACGAATAAACAACTTGTGGAGTTATTGAAAGAGCGTAAATATGATTCGATGGATGCAAAGGATGAAGGCAGTGATGAAAATGGAGGAGACGAACATTCGGGTCAAGGACAACAAGGATACAAGTATTTGCTAAAATTGCCGATGGATAGTGTATCGGAAGAAAATGTCAAGAAACTGCTAAATGAAAAGGAAAAGAAGGAAAAAGAGTTGAGCGAGTTGAGTTCAAAAACGGTGGAACAATTGTGGATAAAAGATTTAGAAGAATTGGAAGTTGAATATAACAAATTTGTTGAAGCGACAACGTACCCATATTCGGCTACAAGTGAAAGCACAGCGAAGGCTGGTGGTGGTGGTGGAAAGGCTAAAAAAGTTAAATCTAAATGAAACAATGAAAGTAAAAGTTAAGTTAAGGAGTAAAACTTGTTGCTATATAGTAACAAAAAGTTATACGCTATGGTAGGTCAAGGTAGATTTGATAATATAACATTTTTATTTACGTGAAACTTTGTCTATTTGTCTATTTATCTATATGGTATTTAAAACCAAGGCTTCATTTCAAGAGTCTTACCTTTAACGTTGTCATATGCTGGCCATGTCATCACAGTGTACATATTACTAGCATCTCGTTTATATTTCAAGTATGCGCTAACCTCGTTCATTAGTTTAGGAACACAGTGATTTACAACATGCTGATTTAATGTCGTAACTTGTTCCCTAATATTAGTCGGCAAGTTAACAGCACTTTCGAGATATAAAGCACGCATAATAATTTTTAATTCGTCGTTATCTTGTTGAGAGATGGTATATTCGCCATTGGATAGGCGGTATACTTCAGCACGAAGAGAATTCTGGATAATCTGGATATTATCTTTACTGAAAAAAACGTTACTTACATCGTTGTCCATCCAGTTGCCGGTTAAGGCATCTCTAAATGTAGTAATCTGATTTACGGGTATTTTATCCCACATAGCGAATCTTACATCGGGAGGAGGACCTTCAATATCGATACGACCATTAGATACTTTTTTGGTAGATATGTTTTGGATGGTTTGAGAGTCTCGGGGCATACATGTTGAATTTGCGTTTCTATTTCCTGAAAACATTTTAGAAGATTTGATTTGTCTATATTATAATAACTAAATATAAAAATATCTAATATTTAGTATTTAATATTTAGTTACATAAATAAATAATTAATTGCATAAATAATTAATTATATTTACATTATATATATTTACTTAAAACAATAAATTTAAATTATGTCATTTAATAGCGTTACGTTAACTGTTGCTGGTATTATATTTGTTGTTTTATTAGCAACTACAGCATATTTTATTTATCAAGACCAGAAAAGTAAATTTACACTAGTTCAGGCGACTTGCCCTGATTATTGGATATTAAAAAAATATGATGATGGAGCCAATAAGGGAAAAAATTATTGTGAACCGAGTAGTAAGAATATGGGAACATGTAGCTCAGTTCCAGGAGCAATAAATCTTGCACCGAAATATAATGTATTAAACGACAGCAATGAATGCACTAATTATAAAAATAAGATGACATGGGTTAATAACTTCTGTGGTAAGAAAATACTATGGGACGGGGTTACAAATAACGCTGAACTTAAAAATAAATGTAAATAATCAAATAATAAAATAATAAATAGTTTAAGATTTTGTAATAAATATATAATAATAATATAAGTATTGTTACTTTATTATTATTGATATAGACATTGATTATGGTTCGTGATAATTTAACTTTACGTGGACATATTTTTTATCCACTACAAACTCTTCCTGACCCACCCCCTGACCCTGCCATGTTAGAAAATTATAAAAAAAATATGTATCGATTTGCGGTTGCTGATGAGAGTCACGATGTAATTGGTATCAGTGGAAAACAATATACTGACCTTAATCCCGATTATGTGAGGTGTATTCGCCATTTAATAGATGATGATGATTCGTTTCCTCAACAACCAGAACCTGTTGAACAAAGTGTTTTTAAACAATATGTTATGAATAAATGTGCTACGATTGTTAATGTCGCAAATGTCGCACCTGGTTCAATCGTTATTTTAGACGATATAGTTAGTGTTCCTAGGTTTAAAGTAGCAGGAACTATTCAAAAATTAATACCAGGAGGAGCACAACAAGCATTAGCTAACGTAACATCTCAAAATGTAGATAATTTTTATGCAACAGACGCTCATCTTGGTTATGAATTACCAGCTACTATAACGCCAGCTACATTATATGATATGGCTAGTAAAGCCACACAAGAAAGAATATTAAATAAGTTAAAACAGTGGTGGCGGGAAGCAGTGGGCGTAGATACACATCATAAGCCGCTACCATGTTATGTTAACTTAAAAGAACATTGTATAACTACACACGACAATTCATATTTATTTTTTAGAATTGATACTACCGCGCAGGATGGCGACAGTATGAGTACTGATAATTCTATTTTGGTTGTCGATATACAATTTGGTGGTATTATAAAAACTTTAAATTTTAACTTAACAGATCTTTTGCAAAACAATCCTGTTATAACAGAAACAAACGGTAATTACTTATTAGTTAGTGGTAAAGATTTGGCCAAATGTTTTTTTTATCAGATATATAGTAGTGTTATAACTAGTGAATCATTGAAAAATATTGAATGCTTAAAAAAAAAAGTACCAGTATTAAAAAAAATTCAACAGACGGGTGGTGAAAAAAAACCAATAGCAAAAAAACCAATAGCAAAAAAACCAATAGCAAAAACAATAACAAAACCAACTCCACCTAAATATGCTCTACCTAAATATGATTTAGCACATCTGTTAACATTATTACGATCATCTACACCTTTAATTATTGGTTGTTTTTTAATACTAGCAAAATTTTTGGGTGACTGGTTAATAATGGCAACGACACCAACTGATACATGTGCTGTATCAACAAACGACCCAATGTTATGTGCAAATAATATTATACATGGAAAAAAAACAATATTTTATTATTATTCTACTATATTCAACACATCTAATATAATATATTTTAATCCAGCAACTCCATTAGGTCAGCTTATTGCTGTTCCTGCTGCTGCTGCTGCTGCTGCGGCTAAACGCGCGGCTAAACTCGCCGCTGCACCTGTTCCCGTTGGTAAAGATAACGTAACTATAAAAAAAAAAGTAACTAAAGAAGCAGTTAATAGTGTCATTGTCAGGATTAGGCCTGGTCGCAAAGCAGCCGAGATTGCTAGGGAAAAAAATAGATTTATTTTTAAGGGACCCAATAAACGTGGTGGTTCTCAAGAGGGTGGAGGAGTATCGCCCATGGTTATTGATAACGATAGTCAACTAGGTGAATCTCCATCTCAAATTATAGAAAGTAGAGGTATATCTTCTGAAAATATCGCTTTTGTTTGGAATGGGAAAAAACTTAGTTTAGATAAAACACTTAGAGACCAAGGAGTAAAAATCAAGGATACTATATATATCGTTACAAATGATCCACCCGCACCACACAATCATCCTAACGTAGAAAAAGGTGCTATTGAAGATACTATTAAACCTAACGAAAATAATAATTATTTAATGTTAATTTCATCTTTTAAAGGCATGCTAAAAGAGTTTATTGACATCTTGGCTAAAGTTTTGAAAAGCACACATATTAAAATAGAACCAGGTGATGCTGTTGGATATAATATAAAGGATGCACCTAGATTCAGAGAACGACTTTCTAAAGTTATGGGATTTTATATAGTAGTATCTTCTATTCCCGACGATGAGTTATTAACAACATTAATGCAGACAAATATTTTTAGAGCATTAGAGCTTATTACCCCTGTGTCACCATTTATTCCCATAGAGGGAACAAATGAATTTGTATTTTTATCATGTCCAAATTGGTCTACATCTATTTTTTACGCTGAACAATATTTAGGAAAGTTTCTTACTACTCCTGAAACCATAAATATAGAAAAATATGTAGGTGAGGATAAAAATTTACACACAGCTTTTATAAAAGAATTAAATTCAAACCTATCTTTGAAAAAAGAAACACCTATACCCATTGTTTCTTCTAGAGATGAACCACATATAAATAATTTTGAAGATTTTTTAAAAAAAATAGTTCCTGTAGTAGCGCCCTATATTAAAGATCATGTAGCATTTTATAAAGAGTTCGGTGTTAGTGTAGCACATATGAGTGAACTATTGGGAATCGAAATTACTATAGTAAATGATGAACCCAGTAGTATTACTCCTCCCATTTCCCCTTATGTTTCTCCTCCTCCTGTTTCTCCTCCACATTCAAGTGTTGGTAATAGTTCTACAGAAGAACAACAACAAGAAGAACAAGAAGAACAACAACAAGAAGAACAAGAAGAACAAGAAGAACAAGAAGAACAAGAAGAACAAGAAGAAGAAGGGTGGGAAAATATATATGAAGATGAAGAAAAATCATTAAAAAATAAAAAAATTTTTAATAGATTACCTCAAATTTTATCAACGCTATTAGCCTGTAATATATTAAGAGAAACAATAGAGTTAGAGTTACTAAAAGCACTAATAGTCGACAGTGAAGAAAACATGTATTTAATAAAAAGTATTCACCAGTTATTTAAAAAGACAGTCAACTACTATGGAACATTTATTTGTGCTCCAGATATAGTAGTATCATTTGTTAAAGGTATAGATTTTCACAGTAATACTTTATTATTTTTTGGCGACTACTTGCGACTTTATGAATATATTGATATCTATGGTGAAACTAAAACTCAATTAATTGCCAATAATACTTATAATAGCATTGAAACATACTTACCTTTACAAGAGATTTATTATATTACTCAAGAAGTGTTAAAACTACCCGATATAGAGTCTATAACAGATGAACAAGATTTAGATAAACGTCCGATTGATGAACTAATACAAAAATCTGTGAATCAAGTTATGCAACAGTTAGAACAACCAGAACCACAACAACAACAACAATTCAATCCACTTGGATTACAACACGGAACTATCGTTCCTGAAGGTGAGGCGGTTACAGTAGGAACAGGCGGAAAAAATAACCCAAAATCCAAGCACAACACAAAGTATCGTAAAAAGTATAAAAAGTTTGTAAGCAAGTACATCATAAAGAAAAATAAAAAGCAAAATAAAAATAAAAACAAATCTACTACTAGTATTAGTACCAAGAATAAAACCAAGAAAAATAAAAAAATAGCAAAAAACAATTCCAAGTACGCCATGAAAACATTAAAGAATAAGAATAAAAAGCGTAAATCAAAATCAAAATCTAGTAACCATAAATCGAAACACAATAAGAAAGTAAATACCAATTATTATAACCTTTACAAGTACAATAAAACATTAAAGCATTAATCCCATGATTTAACCCACCGATTTAACCAACGAATTAAAATCTTATTTATTATATATATTTATAATAAACAAGGACCTCCAACTATAAAATATATCATGGATGCATCTTTATCAAACGCAAATATAAATGTAAATCTCAGTTTTAGAAAAATAGCGGTACTAACAGCCGTCGTAGTTTTTTTAGCACTAATACCCGTTTTTGTCATTATCATAATCCGTGCAAACAATAAAAAACAAATATGGGCTCCTATTGTAAGCGAATGCCCCGACTATTGGAAACTATCTAAGAGCGAAGATGGTCACATTAGATGTAAACCCGATAAAAAGAATGCCGATTATGCAAGTCCATATGGCTTTTTCACTTATCAGTTTCCTACAAAAATGAATAAATACGAGTACGCTGTTCAAAATAAAATTACATGGGATGGAATCACAAATGATGACACACTAATAAACAACTATAAGGAAGAAGCCCCCAAGTCTATTTTCTGGTTACTAGGTAAAATGTTTACTGTTCAAAATACGTAATAGTGTTATTCGTATAATTATTCGTATAGTTATTCATAGAATTAATCCCGACATAAAAAAATAAAAATAAAATACATTCATAAATCGACATAGAAACAATTATAATATTTTAATAAAGAAAGATACAATAGTTATTATATTATATAACATAAAATAAGCATGAATAATTTAAATATCAATTCTATTCTTGGAAGAGACCAAACATATAAAAAGATAAAAATAATTCTTGATGGTTTCCAGGATAATAAAAGCGACATCACATTAAAAAGAGGAATATATATATACGGTAATCCCGGCTCAGGTAAAACAGAATTTATCGTAAATCTTCTCCGCGAACAAAACTACGATATTATTAAATATGATGCAGGCGATATTCGTAATAAATCCATTATTGACACGATTACAAAGCACAATATGTCTGACAAAAATATAATGTCAATGTTCGAGAAAAAGGTCAAGAAAATCGTCATAGTCATGGACGAAATTGATGCAATGAATAACGGCGACAAAAGCGGAATAAATTCGCTAATAAAATTAATACGCCCTAAGAAAACGAAGAAACAGAAGGTGGAAGAGGTTTCATTTAATCCGATTATATGTATTGGAAATTACCAAATCAACAAAAAGATAAAGGAGCTGATGAAGGTGTGTCATACATTCGAGTTAAAAACGCCATCAAATGAGCAAATATCGTCTCTTTTATTGTCGATGAATTTAAAGTTCGACAAAGTATTAAATGATAATATTATATCATTTATTCAGGGCGATTTGCGAAAACTAGTATCGATATATCAAATGGCGGGCAAAGAAAATAATATTCTACAGAATGATATTATAGAGACGATATTTCAGCCGAAGAGTTATAATGATGACAGCAAAAAGTTGACTCAGCATTTAATAAACAATAACTACCCGATTGAGCAGCATAAAGTACTGATGAATGAGACAGACAGAACGACAGTTGCACTTTTA